CATCCGCGCCTCGCGCGAAGCAATCGAACAAACCCTGAGGTAAATCATGACGACATTCGGCGAACGCCTGCGCGCTTCAATCGCGGCACACAAAATCAGCGAGGCTGAGTATTGCCGGCGAACGGACATATCTGCACAGAATCTTTCGCATTACATCGCAGGACAACGTAAGCCAGGGCTCGACACATTGGCCGCGATGATCGCTGCGCTTCCTAACGAAAACCTGCGCTGGCTGATATTGGGCGCGTAATTGAGGTAAATCATGACGACGACGACAAAAGCAGGCAGTGAGGCGGGGCGGGAAGCGTTTGAGGCATGGGCGCGCGACGAAGGGATTAACACGACTAACAACGCTCACACTGACGGCTATGCGTTTCCTGTAGCGCGCGCATCGTGGAAGGCATGGCAAGCATGTCTCGCTTCTGGCGCAGCGGTGCAGGAACCGGTGGCGTGGACACCAGACTACATCATCCGGGAAATCGCGGACGGGCGGAACATTAGCAGCGCGCGGCTTTCTCGCAAGCAGACCGTCGATTGCGACTCGCCGCTCTACGCCGCTCCCGTCCCTCGCCAAGCCGAGGCTGTGCTGACGGATGAGTGGCTGGAGAAAGCCGCTGATTTATTCAAGCGCTGCAATATGTGGCCGGAAACAACGGGCGATGGATTTATGGCGTTGCTCGAATTGCGCAATCACGTCGAATCACTACTCGCCGCCTCTACCCCAGCCACGACAGCGGGGGCGCAGCCGAGCGGTTTCCCAGCGTTGAAATTCTCGCATGACGTTTTGGGGAATCCGGTCGCAGAGAGTGCGCTTGAAGATGCTTTGCGCGATGAAGGCTTGGATGCAGACCTGATTGGGGAATTGGACAAGCGGTCTATCGTCCGAGCAGTAATGGATGCCGCCAGCGAATCTCAATCGGAGGCGAAGGCAGGAGGCGACCGCGCCGCATCTTCAGCCACGGCTCCCCTGACGAGCGATAGCGATGAGGATGCATGGGCTTTCATCGGCGAAGTAGCGAAACAGGAACCCGAAGCTCCAGACTACTGGAGTACATGTGGTCAATGCCAGCGAAACGCGGAGCGAGCGCAAGACTTGCTCGAAGCCCGCGCCCAATCCACTAACGGAGAGCAATCGTGAGCGAGAAACTGACAGCCACATGGTCGATCAGCCTCGACACTGAATGCCCAGCATGTAAGGAGGATGTCGACCTACTCACCGCCGACGACTTCTGGGAGTACCACCAGTCGCTCCAACTGTGTGAGAACAGATCAGAGCGCAGCGAGAACGTGCGCGTTTGGTGTCCGAAGTGCGGGCACATGTTCAATGTTGACCTGGAGTATTGAATGACCCAACAACCGAATAACGTCAGCGCTGCGGGTGTGCTGACACCCGCGCTGATTGATTCGATCATGGAGCAAGCGCAGGTCTTTGCGTCCGCATGGTCGCTCGTCGGCGGCCCGTTCGATTCTGGCGACATGCTCGAAACCGCCAAGCGCGAGAAGGCTGAACTGCGCATGATGCTCGCCGCTGCCAGCGCTCAGGCGGCTGTGCAGACGGTTCAGCCATCAGGCATAGAGATTTGGGAATACAGCTACATCCATTCCAGTTCGCTTGGGCGACCCGACGAAAAAATCACGATGCTGACCTACGAAAGGACGGACGCGTTCAGGGGAGCCTGTTTCGATCAGAAGCTGGTTTGCTCGACTGGCGTGGCGCTGGCCGAGATGTGCGAAGACGCTGACGGCTTCAAACATATCGAAGCCACGGTAGAAGACCTAGACGACATCCCTGCTGGCACAAAGATGTTTGCGTCGCCGCTCGTCGCCCCCGCCTCGGATAGCGACGTGCGGAGGAAGGCGCTGGAGGAAGCGGCAAGCGCAGCATTAAACGCCAGCCTGGATGCGATATGGTCAGATGGTCGATTAATGGACCCTCGCGAGGTAGGGTCAGCTTGCGCAATCGCTATCCGCGCCCTTCTGCGCGAAGCGGGGAGCCGGTGATGAGTGACGAACTGATTAAGCGCATCCGGCAAGGCTACAACAACTGGGATAGCGGGTATCAAGCTGACGGGGCACTGTTGGGCGAAGCCGCCGACCTAATCGAGCAGCAGGCCGCCCGCCTCGCCGAACTCGAAGCCAAGGTTGCATCGGGTGGTGATCGGGATGCGTGGCAGCCGATAGAGACGGCGCCGCAGACTGGTCGCACGCTGCTGCTGGGCTATCTGAATGCGGCTGGCAAGTGGCGCACCGTTCGCGGCCAGTGGATGTCCCAAGCGTACATCGACGAGTATTGGGAAGACCCGGACGACACCGAGCCGGGTTGGTTCGAGACGCCGGAAGAAGCTGAAGATCCGCCGAACTGCTGGCGGATCAAGCCTACGCACTGGATGCCACTGCCCGCAGCACCGGCCGCCCTATCTCAACCAGCACAGGAGGGGAAATGCTCAACCTAATCCTAACAGCCGCCCTTGTCTTTGTGCTTGGGCTTTCTCTGGATGCGTGTGCAGAGGTGTTGATGGGGAGGCGGTGGTGAGTGATTTGCCAACCCTAATCCTCCCCTTGAAGCGCGAGTATTTTGAGCAGATCAAATCGGGCGAAAAGGTCGAGGAATATCGGCTCCACAACGACTACTGGCGCAAGCGTCTGGAGCATCGCCACTATGGACGGATCGTCCTGACACTTGGCTATCCGAAAGCCGACGACCACGAGCGTCGAATCCTCAAGCCGTGGCGCGGCTACATCGAACGAACAATCCAGCATCCGCACTTCGGGCCTGAGCCTGTGCGGGTGTTTGCTATCAGAGTGGGGATGTAAAAATGGCTGAAACACTTTGGATGCTTCACATTCAAGGCCCGGACGACATTATCGCAGCGCCGTCGAAAGCGGAGGCTGATGGTGTCGCCGCGGCGTTCAATGCCTACTGGGGCGAATACCTGACGAAACAGCGCGCGGCTTCAGTCGCTGAAGGCCGAAACCCGGATCACTGGCCGACCATCACGGCAGTTGTAGTCGAGTGGGACAGCACTGCGCGTGCTCACGCAAACAGCGTAGCGAAGTACTGGCCGGAATACGCGGAATATCTGAGGTTTTCCGGAGCGTCGCCGGCGGCCGAGCCCGAACCCGGGCCCGAGCGCGACACGAAGACCATCGACATGTTTGAGAGCCAGTCATGAGCAAAGCAAAATTCCTCTGGTTCCTTTTCTTGGTGTTCGTATGGATGCCCGGATGTTTCGTCGGTTATCTCTGCTGGGTGTCCGGCAAAAGGGAGCCATTTTCGATATTCATCGGATTGGGGGCCTTCTTATACGCGAACTTTGCCCCGTGCATCGTCTACAGTTTTTGGAGCGAATTCGCGGACATTTTTCGACGTCGAGGTCCGCGGTGAACCACCCCAACAGCCGCCGAGCATTCGAAGAATCGCACCGCTCGTTCTCGCTGGCAAAGCAGCCCACGACGTATCAGGTGCATGACTTGTGCAGCAAGTTTGCGCAGATGATCGCCGACGACTCGCGGGACAAGGTATCCGTGGGGCTGTCTGCGGCGGGGATTAATGTGGTTAGGGAGCCGAGGACAGGGAAATGACCAGAGAAGAAGCGATCAAACTGTACGAAAGCGGGTTCTGGGAGTCGATGAATTATCGCGAACGCGCGGTGTTTCAGATGTTCGAGAGTCGCTTGTGCATGCCCTTCGGCGTTTTCCATGAGGCCATCGAAAAGGCGCTTGGTCGCCCAGTATTTACACACGAGTTCGGCCTGAATCGTGATGGCTTGCAGAAGGAACTGATGGGCGAAGCGCCGTCTCCGAGTTTTGAGGATGTGATGAACCTGATTCCGGCAGAAAAACGCCTGATCGTTGCGATGGACGGGGAGGCCCAATGCTAGGCGATCAATGCAGTCACGGAATCAAGTGGGCCTGCCAGTGCCGCGAGTGCGATCTGGTTTCGGCTAGGGAGTTCGTGCAGCGGTGGGGCAGCAAGATTGACGAAGCCCGCGCACTGATTGCGCAGGCTGAACAGGAAGAGGAGGTGAAGGGATGAGTGAGCAAATCAAACCATGCGACCTACCGTGCCAGAAGTGTGGCAGCGCCGATGTTATACGCCGATTCTGGCCCAAGGACGAGCGCCGGCAGCCAAAGGAATACGGCGTGCCGTCGAGCCGGTGGACCCGAGTCGTAGCATGGAACGAATACGCGAACAGGGACCATCTGGTTCATCACTGCCGGTGCTGCCAGTACGAGTGGCAAACACTGCCGATGAAAGCGGAGAAACAGGCGGCATGATGGAAGAAGCACAACGGGTCATCGCAACGACGGCAAAGAATTGGGAGGTGGAAAGATGACAAGCAGGATCATGTCGCCGACCGACCTGATCGAGATCACCGGCAAGCGCCGGTACTCGAAGCAGGCCGAATGGTTCAAGGCGCAGTTCGGCATTACAGTGACGCAACGGGACGACCGCAGCGTCGTGATGATGTGGGCGACCTATGAAGCACTCGCTGCGAGGAAGGTTGGCATTCAGCCTGCCATCGACGTTCCCGGAACCGTTGAACTCTGTTACGACTGACCATGGTCACACGCAAGAAAGCCAAATACCCGCGCGTCTACCAGAACGATGGCAGCTGGTATTGGGTTGAACCAGCTACAAACAAATGGATCCGGCTGTGTAAGGCGACCGATAGCGAGGAGATGTTGCTCGAACGCCTGCTCGCCGAAAAGAAACGCCATGCCCGGCCAGAAGGTACGGGCGACATGCGACCATTGATCGATGAATACGTGCGCCAGCACAAGGCCCAGCACCGCGAGAAAAAGTGGCCTAGCTACGGAAGGTACGCCGGCAGCGGCTTCCGAAATGCGAACGTCGCGAACGTGAGGCCGGCGCACGTGGAGAAGTGGTTGACGACGAAGTACGCAGATAAATTGCCCATGCAGCGCATAATGCGCGCGTTCCTGTCGGGATTCTTTCAGTGGTGCATCAGGGAAGACAAGATCGTTTTGAACCCCTGCAAGGAAGTGAGGCTGAAGAAACCGAAGCCGAGCACTGTCTATATTACCGACGAGCACTTTGCCGCGATCCGCGGCGCGATGGTGTCGTTCACCTACGCGAGGAAAGGCGGGTCAATCGTCACGTCACGCGTTCAAAGCGGCGAAATGATGCAATGCTTCGTCGATCTGTGCTACCTGACCGCGCAGCGTTCGACCGATATCCGGCTTCTGAAATGGTCGCAGGTTGACCGGGCGGCCGGCGTGATCCACTTCCTGCCGACCAAGACCGAAGACTCAAGCGGCATCGCCGTCGACTTCGCTATCTCGCCCGAGATCGAATCCGTGCTAGAGCGTATCCGCCAGATCGATGGTGCGGTGCAGCGCATCGGTGACGCCAATGTCGTGCACTCGCTGAAGGGCGACGCCTATGAGCCTGAAGCGTTCCGTTCGGCATGGGGGCGCGCGGCGAAGCGCGTCAAGCTGGACAAGCTGGGATACACGGTGAAGTCGATCCGCGCGAAGGCGCTGACCGACGCAGAGCGCGCCGGCTACGATATCAAGGCATTGCAGATCGCCGCGGCACATTCAACGCCGAAGATGACGGAGGATTACATCAAACAGCGCAACGTGCCGGTGTCAGACGTTCGGCTGCGAATACCGGGCGCGAAGTCGGCATGAAGTTGCCGCAAATTATTAGGGAAGCCCTAGGGATCGTATTAGGGAACCAAAAATATGTATCTCTGAAAGTGCCGTCAGCATTACCTTTTGAGGTACTTTGTGTTTGGATGGTAGGCTGATCACGTATCAGAGTGCTTGATACTGGCAAAATAAGTGCTGGATAATGGTTTGCTAGAAGTGCTCCCTAATACGTTGCACAAGAAACGAGCAACAAACCACGCCGGTTTGCTGCCTATCGGGCGGAATTTATTAGGGAAAATTTGGGCAAATTGGCGCGCTACTTGCGTAGGCAGGGAGGAAGGGATGAGAGAGCCGAAATATGACGTCTACCGGCTGGAGGTATTTGAGCCGACATATTCGGCGACTTTCAGCGGAGGTCCAGGTGGGCGCCCTATGACTATCCCAGTTGGCGGCCAACTACTCCTTGATGTCGTCATCCCTGATCTGGATGACTTGCGTGGGGCCGTCTATAACGCCTTCATGCATTGCTGCGGCGAACTCTGGATCACGCACCTTGGCGAGCGCAGACTGGTGACAACTTGCGCTCAGTTTGAGGCTGAGTATGGGATTTGATGCGCCGCCGAAGCGGGCTGATTTGATGTGCGCTCATGGGCGCGGGAGGAACTTGATGTTTTCTGCAAAGTGATGTATGTTATACATCATGAACCGCACAAACATTTACCTTCCAGACGCGATGCTGAAGAGGCTTCGCGAACTTGCCGAGAAATCCGGTCTTTCTGTCGCCGAGATTGTTAGGCGTGCACTTGATGAATACTTGTTGAGGCAAAAATGACTACTGAATCTCTCGACAAAAAATCTCCATGGATGCCAAGCGAAGCAAAAATCCGTGGTCACTGGGCTCGTGTTCCTGGATTCTACGCACGCAAAGGGTATGAGTCAGCGCCCGACTTCATCAACTGCGATGGTTGTTTTGCTTGCGGCCTACGCAACCCGGGAGAGATGCTGGACCGCGCGCACATTTTTCCGCGAGTGAAGGGCGGAGGGAATGAGCAAGAAAATCTGCACATGCTTTGCCATGTGTGCCACAAGGATTCAGAATTACTCGAAGGCGAGGCGTATTGGGATTGGTTCTGGAGCCGAACGGCTAGCGATTCTGCGATATCTGCAATGGTCCGGGCTGGGTCCAACGTGTTCTCTGCGCTCATTGAGCCAATGCTGCTTGACCTCAAAGTATCTGTAGAGATGCAGCATGAGTTGCGGCAACGGATTGTTGGGAATTTCGCTTCCTTCGGCCGGTCAATGACACGCCAAAGGCAACGCGAGGGGATTGAAATTGCCCGCGCCAAAGGAATCTACAAGGGCCGCAAGCCATCGCTCACAGCAGAACAGGTCGCGGAAATGTGTCATCGCGTTGCAAATGGAGAAAAGAAGCTCCACGTTGCCCGCGAGTTTGGAATTAGCCGAGAAACCCTCTATCAGTACCTTCGAGTCAAATCCGTCTCCACTGCGACACCTCAGCCCTCTTTGACATGAAAAATCCCACTCACCCCGGCGAAATTCTTCGCGAAGATGTATTGCCAGCACTTGGCCTGACCGTTAATCAGGCGGCGGAAAAGCTTGGTATAGACTCTCGCGCACTATCTGCTGTGCTGGAAGGCCGCGCGTCCATCACGCCTGAGATTGCAGAGAGAATTGAATGCTGGCTCGGTGTCGAAAATGGTGGCCGCGCTGAGGTTTGGCTTTCCCTGCAGTCGAAATATGATCGGCAGCAAGCGAATCTAGGTGGCAACGATGCCGACTGGCTTGCGGCAGCAGAGAAGGCTCGCGCAGAAGGATTCGTTGGCACAGGGGAGCCGATGCCGGTACGTATGCGTCTGGCACTATCGCCCGAGCTCAACAGCCGGCTAGAGCAGCTGGCATCCGAAAACCGAACAACCAAGAGCGAGATCCTGCGTAAGGCAATGGCTCTCTTTGACGTAGCGACTGAGGCAAAGAAAAAGGGGATGAAAATCGGAATCGTGGATGAGGGAAATAACTTGGTGACCGAGATTACAGGGATCTAGAGATTGACGCACTGCGATAGCAGGCTGAGGATGGGTGCCGTCCGAAGAGTGCAGCGGTGCTTCGGACGGGGTAAGGCGGTTGCTTATGCCAAAGCCGCGATAACTCTGGCAATGGCATGGTCACGGACGTTCGGAAACGGCAGCACTGGCTTGCCGATATGCGTCAACAGTCCCGCATGATTCCAGCCAGGTGGAACGTCCGGCACGATGTCGAGCCCATTTTTATACAGGTGGACCGGCACCTTGGAGAGCAGCGCCCGGATCGTCAGGTCGGGGCTCACGCGCGGCGGCTCGAAGGCGAACACGGATGCAGGCGGATTGCCGGAGACTGTCATGTCCATGGCACACATGATCGCGATTGCAGCGCCGAGGGAATGACCAACTAGCGTTACAGGTTGCCCGTTGACCGCAGCAAGCACCGGAACCGAAATGGCCCTCCATGCGTCCAGAAAGCCGCGGTGCACGTCGCCAGCGCCAGGTACGGACACGAGCTCGATGTCAAAGTCCGCGCTCCAACAATCGAGATTGTCAGTACCGGGAAATGCGATGCACAAACCCGCTGAGGTCTGCCGCACGATGGCCCGGGAAGCGCTGTCCGCATCGCCAATATCAGGCTTTGCGATGTACGCCTCCTGCGCCAACAGGGCGTATTCGTGCGGGCTCATTTAGGCGCTCGCGCCAACAGCAACCGCAGCCGGTTGTGCGGCGTTGTACTGCGCCACGGCCGTATTCAGTGCCGCTTGCAACGCAATCACACCGATCGCAACGAGCGTCTTGTCATCCTGCGACAGCGACGAGCCATTCACTAGCTTCAGCGTGGCCGGGATAGCCGTGTTGGCGAAGTCCGAGACGCTTGCCACGCTCACGGAATCATGAACGGCGCAGAACGCGGTCGCGTCTGCATACACCTTGTCGACGATGGCTGCTTGATCGGCGGTCAGGCCCGGCTCAAGCGCCTTGATCGACGTGAGAGACGGACCCGCGGCGGCGCACGCGATGCCGACTTGCGAATGGACGGTGGCGAGCAGTTGCGCGGGCGTCTGGCCGGCGACGGGAGCCGTGTTGCAAGCGGACAGTGCAGACGCGACGAGACCCGCCGCAAGCAGCGTAAGAATGCGTTTCATGGTGATCCTTGTTCAGTTTTGGCCGTTGTTCACGGCGCGTGGACAGCGAGGGGAATTGGACGGCTATGGAGCAAGCTTGACGATGGCAGCAGCCGTATTGCCGGCCGCCGTTGCTACGTTGGAGATGACGGCGCCTTGGGCATTGAGCGGAGCCGTGGCACCGATAGCATTGGCAGAGTAGTGGACGACGATCGATCCGTCAGCGGACTTACTGGCATCGATATTCAAGGCGCCGATGTCGCGCCAGTCCATTGCGCGAAACTCGCAACATTCCATCTTGCCGGTCGTCTCGTCTTGGAATGGACGGACTGAGAATGTCGCGCTGCCCGCACAGCCAGCCAGCGAGCAAGCCAGCGCTGCTGTGGCTAGGACTTTCATGCTGCCGGTGCTTGTTTGGCTGCCGATCGCGCGGCGAACCAGTTGTAGGCCGCATGGATCGCCATCACTACAGCGCCAGCGAGCAGGCCCGACAGATTGGCCGGAGGACCGCCGTGAAAACCGTTCATAGCCCAATCGACAGTAGGGATGATGTCGGCGGCCGATACCGTCAGGCCGCCGCTGATGATTGCCTTGTTCATATGTGCTCCGGGTCGTGGTGGATGACTTCGGTTGGGGAGAATTGCGCGCCGTCTTTCAGGTAGCGCTGCAAAATCCACAGGCCGAACGGCATGTTGTGAATACCCGCGTCGCGGCCCGTGTGATGCAGCTTGCACAGCAGGACGCCTTGGGCTTCCATGTTGTCGACGAAGGTGTACGGATTGGCCGCGTCAAATTGCGACCAGTCCCAGTGCGGAAAGTCGGCCTTGATGCGATCCCATCGCAAATCGGCTTCGGCGTAACTTCTCTCGATTCCGAAGTGATGCGCTTCCAGCGGTGCGCCGAGTTCAGCTTCAGTCTGGCCGCAGATCCAACAACGGCCCGGCTGATCGCGCGGGATCGTCAGGGCCGGCTCGATCTTGTCGAATAGGTCTTTCTTCGTGCGCTTGAAGAGGGCGGTGGTCGTGCGAGGCTCATGGCCGCTGACAAGGACATCTACGGCGAGCGTGTCTTTGAGTTCGTGGGTTTCTTGGCCGCTCATGTCGTCAATTCCCGTTCGAAAGCTGCCAACTCGTGATACTCACGGTCTGCCCTGTTGCGATGCTCGTGGTGCCGGTCAGGTTGAGGTCCGCGCCCGATGTGCCCACGCTGCCGTCAATGAGCGCTGTGCCGCCTGACGTGGTGAGGCGATACCATGTGGCTGCGGTGCCTGCGCCTGCGCCGGCCGTGCCGGTGCCGTTACCGATCGCGCCAACGGTAAGCACGCCGCTTGCGGCCGACCCGAAAGTTGCGGCACACGTGTGCGTGGAGAGCGCGACTTGCGACGTGACCGCCGTGTCTGGCGATGTCGGTTGCGTGCCGCTATACAGCGTGAGGACTGCGGAAGCGCCGGCTGCAGTGCTGATAGCCGCCTGCTGAGATGTCTTCAACGCCGAGCTGTATTTCAGGTTGCTTGCCATTCATTGGCTCCAAAAACGAAAAACCCGCCAGGCGGCGGGTTGTGGTGATCAGCGGGTAGCGCACTGGATCTGCAGAGATCGGCAGTCGATGCGGGGTGGGGTAGAGTTGGTGGTGAACTGAAAGCGGACGTTATATACGTTTCCAGCAATGCCTCCAGCCAGCCATGCGACCAGCAGCGCGCCGGCCACTCCCGCAGAGTTCGTTGCGATGCTCGAGCTATTGACCGTCAGCCCGGAATCCGCCGTGACAGTGAGCGACACCACTTGCTCGCCAAACGCGAGCCACGGCGATGAAAGTTGCGTTGAGGGTGGGGAAAGGTCGAGTCCGAAATCTAAAACTGCATTCGGATCTTTCGTAAGAACAGCGGCTGAAGCGGAAGCCATCTAAGGCGCTCCAAGGAAAAACCCCGTGCGGGGCTCAGGCTGCGATTTTTATGATCCGCCTTTCGGCGGCAATGGAAGTGATGCGACGTTCATGAGGCGCGCTGACCGTGCGCCGCTCAGCGTGGACCGGGAAGATGCGAATTTCGGAGATGAAGCGCGCCGTGCGATTTTCCGCATGGATCGGAATCGTTAGAGGCGGGGCCGCGATCGTGGCACCTATGTACCCCGATGCGCTGCTCACGTCAGGCTGTTGCGTGCCGGCCGCAGCGCCACTGATCGGCGCGAGAATGACGCCGGAGGCTGCCGACGCATCCGGCTTTTGCGCCTCATTGGCCGAGCCGCTGATGCCCACACTGCCGACAGCGATCGAGACGTTCTGCGCCTGGATCGATGTGCCCGAGCCTGACGCGATGACTAAGCCAGAGCCTGCCGCAGTGTTTTTGCTTTGCGTTGACGACGATGAACCGGAAACGGCTACGCCACCCGAAGAGATGGACGTGTTCCCAGCCTGCGTGCTGGCGCCACTGCCTTGAGCGATGTTGCCGATAGCGCCTGAAGCATTTGATGTGTTCGGCGCCTGCCCGTCTGCCGCGGCGCCGCTGATGGCAACGCCGCCACTGGCCGCGCTCGCATTAGGGTGCTGCGCGTCGGCACCGCTGCCAGCAATCGAGATAGCGCCGGATGCGGATGAGGCATTGGCTGATTGACCCGAAGCCGCAATGCCGCTCGTTGTGACGCTTGCACTGCCAGCCGAGGTATTGGCGGCCTGTGATGAAGATGCCGAGCCAGCAATGCCGGCCGAGCCAGATGCCGTGCTCGTGTTGGCGGGCTGCGAGCTCGCCGAGGAGCCAGCAATCGCTACGGAGCCAACGCCCGAATCCGTGTTCGGCTTTTGAGCGCCCGATCCAGAGCCCGAAACGGCTACCGCGCCAGAAGCGCTCGACGCGTTGCCCTGCTGCGTGCTGGTCGACGATCCCGAGACCTTTACCGCGCCCGCTGCCGATGACGTGTTGACGGCCTGGGTAGAAGCGCCTGTGCCAGTGATGGCTGATGCACTCGTCAGATACTTCGCCGCGCCGAGCCACGTATTGCCGCCAGACTGCAGCGTCTTGACCGTGCAGGCGATCGTCAGCGTCTGGCTCGCCGAGTTAGCCGAATAGGTCAGCGTCGTGCTGTAATAGCCCGGATTGCCCGATCCCGTTGCGGTCGGCGTATGCGTAACGGCGGTCGCGCTGCCGTCCGAGAGCGTCGCGACAAGCTGCGCAGCGCACGAATTGGCGCCCCAATAGATCGTGACCGTGCGGCTGTTTGTATCGGCCGGCAGCGTGAACTGGAAGCCCTGGCCTACCGTCGCAGTCGTCGCGTTGACATAAATGCCTTCGGTGACAGCCGTTCCGCTTGCCTGGGGCGTGCCGCCCGTCCAGGTGTAACCAATGCCAAACGAGAAAGTCCCCCACGACACACCTGACCCAAGCAGCGTCGGCAGGCCGATGGTCGAGCCGCCGCCACTGAGACGGTTTGGCGTCGCCTGGGTGTGAAACTCTATCCAGTCCGTTTGTACGGGTGAACTGAGGTTGAATACCTCGGTCCCCGCGAGGATAGTTGTCGATCCGGATAGGCTGCCCACGGTCTACCTCGGGGATAAAGATTATGCGTGAGACGAATAAACGGGAAATATTCGTTTGGCGGGTAATTCAAACGCCGAGGGCTTTCTTCGCAGCCGCATACAGCGCAAGCCGCTCCGAGTAGCCATTCGGCATCGCCTTCGAATGCGGATTGCCGAGGTTGACCGCACGGGACACTGCGAGGAAGTCCCCGGCCAATGCGCTCAACTTGTTGTTGTGCCAGAACCAGCCGGCAGATAGTGCGGCGTCGTTCGGCTGCTCGAGCAGTTCGGGGTGGTTGACGAGATCGATGTCGAGCGCGAGGCTACAGATGGCGTAGTTGGCTTTGCCTGTCACCTGAATGCAGCCGCGCCCGCGGTACTTGAATCCGTCGCCCGGGTCGGTGTTGCCGAGTGCCTTGGCTTTGGTCGAGGGCGGATCATATTCCTGCTGGGCCAGAGTTGGCCCCCACAACTCGGCGGTATAGACGAGTCGCCCGGATTCAACGCCGATCGTTGCGAGGAATGCGGCGATGTCCAGCGGCACGCTGATCTCGAATCGATCGCACGCAGCCTGCAACGGACCAACCCATTGCGCCGCACGCAACTGCGTGGAACCGCATCCGGTCGCGATGATGTTCGAGTTCAGCTGCATGGCTCACTCCAAATCAGTCAAAGAGACGCTTACCCTTGGCCGGGCCACTTGCCGTGGGCAAGACCCCACACGGCCGCCGCAAACGCGATGAACGGGCCAAACCACACGACCAACTTTCGAAGCACCCGGCCGGTCGCAGTGAAGAAGCCGATGCCGCCTTTGGCAAGCTTCAGCAGCTCGACCAGCTCCTTCGTGTTCGACTCGACACGCAATGTCACTTCCGTGTTGGCGGCTAATTCGCTGCGCCAATCGCCGGCGTTCTGCTCAAGGGCTGTCATGCGCTGCTCCAGGGCTGCGATGCGATCGCCGCCTTGCGGGTGTGGATGGTTCAAGGGAGGCCCGGGAAGAAACCCTCCAGGGGAGGGTGTTGGTCGTTTAAATTTAGGTGTTGACAATCGACCCATTGGGTACGATACTTCGCATCACTGAGCCGCGCATTTCGTGTGGTTCGCCACTCCGAAAGGAACGACATCAAATGAAGAACTCTCTTCGTGCGCGCCTCTGCGCAACTGGAACCGCCAATGAATTACAAGCCGCCCATCCCAGAAGACCTGGAGAGGCTGAAGACCGAGTTGGGCAAGAGCAGCGGCGAGATGGCCGAGTTGTTCGGGCTTGCCAGCGGACGGCAGTGGCGCCGGTATCTGTCAACGGAAAAGAGCAACAAGCGGGACATGGGCATGCACATGCTCTTCTTCGCGATGGCTCGACTGGAGCTAACACCAGAAGACATCGAGCGCGTCTTGGCTCGCATGCGCAAAGTCGGCGCCACGGTGGACCCATCGGGGACCACTGGAGAAGAGCCGCAGTAGCAGCCTTGACAGCCTGTCTGGCGGCCTGCGGCGGAAGCGAGAAACCCGCCCAGACAGCGGTAGCCAAGCCGATTATTCCGGTGATTCTGCCGCCGGCATCTGCGGCTTCGGCACCGGCTGTTGCCTCAACTCCTGCTGCACCCGTCACGGCATCAGCGCCGACGACAATGGCTGCATCGGAACCGGTTGCGGCATCCGCTCCGGAATCGGCATCAATGCCGGCTGCATCAGGGCCTGAATCGACTCCGGTCATCAACATCGACGTCTACGGCGACGATTCTGCGATGGGTCTTGCCGGGTATAACTTCGGCATGCCCATATTCGCCAAGCCAGCAGCGGCGAACCTTCAGGACGCATTGCAGAAGCAGTTCGATGACACCGGCATCAAGGTTGCGAATCACGCCTCTGGCGGAACTTCGGCAAACCTGATGGACTTGCTCGACGGTATGGATGGCAGCGGGGCACCTTTCGCGCAGCGGCTCGCGGCGACGCAATCGACGATCGTCATGATCTCGTACGGGCTGAACGAACAGTACGGCGGCGAAACAGTGTCCGACTTCTCGGGTTATCTCGCGCAAGCCATCCAGACTGTTCGCGACGCCGGCAGAAGACCAATTCTCGAAACTCCGTCGCCGACGTGCGACAGCGATCATCCGTTCACGGCGAGCTACGCCGCTGCAATCAAAGTGGCTGGCGCGACGTACGACGCACCGGTGGTCGACAACTACGCTGCAATTTCCGATCTTTCTGGCTGGCGCGATCACATGGACCAGACGTGCACATTGCCGGATGAAGCATTGCAGGCGTTTGAGGCTACTCAGGAACTGACTGTCATTGCGCCGCTCGTAAAAACGATCATCGGGGACCAATCATGAAAAAAGGTATTATTCGCTCTGTCAAACTGAAATTGGTTAAACGGAATGAGCCAAGGGCTGCAGAACTTTCTTGTAAGAGTCGCGGGCGTTGTATCCCTCGCATTCATCGCCGCCTATCTGGCTGGCTTTTCCGCGTATTCCGCACATATACCGGTCGGAGTTTTTGGACTGGCGCTATAGGTTTGGACCGAGTTTCGGGAATGGCAAAAGCGGAAACTTCGCTAATGGCGCGCGGGATAATTTGCTCTTTTCTCGGCATGTTTGTGATGGCATGCAGCGGTTGCGGAGGCGCAGGCGGGGGAAGTTCGCAGTCACCCGTTGTACAGTCAGTGCCCGCACCCGTCAAAGTTGTTTTGATCGATTTCGAGGGCGATTCGACGTACTACGGCAATCAGACCATCAATGGCGTCGTCACCACCACGCCTAACAACCCGCCAGCGTTGTTTCAGAAAATGTTTGGCGCCAGTGTCGCCGTCACAAACAGCGCAGTCGGTGGAGCAACTATTGTCGAAGCCCTGAACGGACTAGCGCCGCACTACACAACTACGCTCGCGGCGCGGCTCCAAGCGCTGAAGCCGAAAGACGTTCTTGCAAACTTTGCTATCAATGACTCGCTCCGCGAATCCGAAGCTGACTATCTGAACGGCATTGCTGTATGGATTGCTACCGTGCGTGCGAATGGCGCGACGCCCATTCTCGAAGAACCTAACCCGGTTTGCGACGGGAAGGCTCCAAACTTGGATCAGTACGTGAATGATCTTAGGCAGGTTGCCGCGCAGCAGGGCGTCATATTGATTGCTCAATACGATTACATAAAATCGTTGCCGAACTGGCAAGCAATGTTGACCGACTGCGTGCACCCGACCGACGCGCTCTATCAAATAAAAGCACAGCGCGAATATGACGTGCTGTCGCCAATCGTTGCCGAACTTCAGAAGTAAAGACTGCGCTCTATGTTCCTGTCGGATATGCGGGACGAGTCGGCATAGATTGAGAGGCGTCTCCTGTTGCGGCGCCGACAATCGCACGGAGCGCCTTTCGGTACGCCACCCACGCGGCAGGCAATGCGATTGCATTCTCGAAACAGCGCATCAACGTGACGTCTGATGAGTCCAGATCTTCCTTGGCTGCTTCTTGACGCTCAGCCCAATCAGCTGCGGCTTGTTGTGCTGCGATCTGCGCCGCAGTCATCGGCACCGGTGCCGCGAGCGCGCCGCTCGCGACTGTATAACCAGAAGTGCTGATACACGCGCGCCATTCGTCGTCGCTGATCTCAATGACGTTGATCCCGGCTGGAGCAGGGCTATCCACATCATCGTAGTACGCAATGATAGTGCCGAGCGCGTCGTAAGCTGCTAATTTTTGTCCCATGTGATTTTCCTTAGTTACCAATCGCGAGCCATGCGTAGGAAGAGGTTGACGCGACGGACCCTGCTTTGAAAATTTGAAGTTGGTTGAGACCGGAAAGCGCCGATGAGCACAGATCTGAAGCGACAGGAATCGCGGCTATACCACGCGTAGCAAATGACGAAAACGCATTGTTTGGAAAGGCAATTGGCAAAGTAACGGTCACGCTTTGGGCGCTGGCCACGATGGCCGTCGCTCCATACTGGATGATCAGCCCATTAGGTAGTTTCGTGTAGCCGTTTGTGCCAATGGATGACGCGAACTGACCTAGGTTCACCGCATGCCCGCTGGCGGTGGCGGGGGCGACTTGCTGTGCACCGCCGGCGCATTCCATGAGTACCGCTATCGGGTTGCCGCTGTTCACGCCCGGGATGGTGGCGCGCATGAGAACTGCCGTTCCGTTGAGCGCGAGTTCGCCGCCTTGAAGCGGTTGCAGGCCCAGTCCATAGATAGGGATCGCGGTCAGGCCGTCCGGAGCGTAAGTCGACGCGCCATTGTTCGCGTGTGCGATCTTGACCTGCTGAATCGTTCCGTCCACCCACGTTCCCACGACGAGCGGGGGAACGTTGACTGCGGTGTATGCATTCGCTGCGCCAGTATCAGCGAGAATCACGCCGGTCTTCGTCGCGCTACGAATCGCCGCGACAAGGTTCGCCTCGAGCGTCGCCGTGGTGCCGTCGTCGGTGGAGTTGCTGCCGGAATAATCCGCGGCGAACTGGGCGAGGACTGCCGCCATGATGGAACTTTGGCGCCACGTCTTGTTCATCTGCGCGGAGTTGGCGACGCCGGATTGATAGCCACCAGAGAGCAGCGTCGTGAGGGCGGCATAGGCCGATTGCGAGAGTACATTTGCACCGCCGCCATAGGCGAACGGGAGGAAGTCATTGCTTGCCATTGAAAGCCCAAATGAAAAAGCCGCCCGAAGGCGGCTAGATATGTGGCGAAGGAGGGGTTAGGCAGCGACGGCCCAGGAACCGGTATCGAAACCAGAAATAAAAGAATTTTGGACGTCGAACCCAAAGAGCGGCGTGTTATTGACCGACGAGACGAAGTAATAGTCGACCCGGACACCTTCGGGCTTCAGATGCAAATAGCCTCCCGAGACCAAGGCGCGCGTGACGGCGCTTGGGATCGCTCCCGAAATGCCGACCGTCATCGTCATGTCTTGATGGTCGATGAGGAAGATGTTGCTTCCCGAGCCGGCGAAGAGATTCGCGTAGGCCGCTGCTGCGCCTGGTATCGTCCCATCCCACGAATTCGCCGCAATCTTCGTGCGAATCAACGTGCGGAACGTCGCGTCGTCGAGCGACACCAGACCTGAGCTAGGATCAAACGGGCCTTGCCATGATCCTTGATCGAAACCGAGATTGACCGTGTCCAGTGAAAAGTAGACGTTCAACGGCAACTTAAGCTGTCGCGTGATGCCGACCCATAGACCAACCGCGTCGAGCTGAACGCCGATCGCCTGGTCAAGGTCGAATGCAGCCGGAATTGACTGCATCACATTGATCTGGTCGGCGAAGCATTGCGAGACCGCCGCGACCATTGCGGCGAACTTTGGTTTCGAAGAATGCTCGGACGTGATGAGCGAGGTGTAGTCGGATGAGCTCGCCATCAGGTCACCGTGATCGTTACGCTTGAAGGCGTCGCCTGGCCGGCATGATTGAACGCAAGCGGCACGTCAGGGGTTCCTGCGCCACCCGGCCCGCTCAGCGCAAAGGATGTGATGCGGAACGTGTTGCTCCCGGCTACGCCCTTCGCCGCAGCGAGTGCCGAATCCCATTCCACGGTACCGCCCGGCGCCCCACCGATTGCCACTGCGTTGATGTAGGCCGCGACTGCTGCCTGAATCGCTGCCCCGACGCTAGACGTGTACCCGGCCAGCGCTTTCAGCGTGATTGCGCAGGTGATCGCGTCGTAGGTCGGGCGGTAGAAGTTGATCGGGTGCGGGATGCCATAGGCGTCCGTCACTGTGATCGTCGTCGTGCCGTACGTGCCGGTCCCCGGGGTTTTCTTGGCCGCGATAGCTTGGGCAATTGCCGTCGAATCCCCGCCCTCGACGACGAGATAGATCTTGTTGCCGGGAATACCGTTCGCGTCCGTCGTGCTGGTGTCGTTCTCGTAAGGTGTGACGCGAGTCACACCGGTCACGGCCCATACAGCGCCTACAGTGCCTTCCAGAACTGTGCGCGAGGGCAGGGCGGTCGAAGTCGCCTGACGCGTCTTGAGCTGTGAATCGGTCTCGACTGGAGCGCCTGCGTTTGCTGCGCTCGCGTTCGTGACGGTTTGCCACCCATAGGTGGGCGTCGCGATCTGGTTGACCGTCCCAATCCCGGCCTGGACTGCTCCGGGGGTCTGGCAGGTTGCGGTTACCGTGATCGACCCACCGGCAGGAATCGTCACCGACGCCGGCAGACTCCACTTGTTGCCATTGACGTCCTGAGTCACGCCGTTCGTGATGGTGGTTCCGACCGTTCCGCCAATGATCTGATCGACCGTCGAATTGGTCGGGATGTTGCGTGTCAGACCGTTGATCTTGACGACGCTGGAGAGGTTCGCGCCCTGAGCAGTGGCCGGGGAATAGGCGTTGTATGCCGAGATGATCGCGGCGTTCAGATCGTTGATCGGCGTGGCAATGCCGGCAGACAGGAACTGATAGTCAGCAGAGTCATTCCCTAGATAAACGTCTGTTCCGTAGATCGCGGTGTACTTATTTATCACATATTGCAATACATCAGAAAAGGCTGGGGCTGTAATACCCGTTGCACTGATCGTCGGTGCGACTGTCGTTATCGTCGTCATTTCTCTTCTTCCGATCTACCCATTCATCCATGGTCTTTGACCCCTTGCTGGTATTGCAAGTGGGGCAGAGCAATTGAAGGTTGGTCGGCCAGTTGGAGCCGCCACGCGACAATGGAGTTACATGATCTACATGGTAATTTTTCGGGAGCGGCAGGAAGCATCCGTTGCATGCGCCCTTTTGCGCCTCAATCATCTTGGCAACATCGGCAGCCGTGTAGAACCCTTCTGCCCCAGCCCTTTTGGCGCGACGCCGATGGGTAATGGCCTTGGCAGCTTCTGGATTAGCTTTTTTCCAGCGCAAATTCCTTTGAATGACTTTCTCAGGGTTATTGCGCTGCCATTCCCGGCTTTGTGCCAGCCTCTTTTCCCTGTTCTTCAGGTAATCATCTTTCTTCTGCTGGGTTAGCTTTTCGCGATTATCTTCTCGCCACTTCCGCGTTGCCCCATCGAGTCGGTCCTTATTCTTCTCCACCCACTCGCGCTGGTAATTGTTGACCCATTCAGGATTCGCGTCTCGCCACTTCTTCGTTTTGGCTCGTACTTTCTCTGGGTTCTGCTTCGACCACTCCCGAAATTCCTCGAGGCCGCATTCAACGCATTTCCCGTTCGACACCCTTCGGTTGCAGACATGGCCGCTCTTACAGGGTATTCCGGTGAAGTAGTGGGACAATCCAGCAGCCCTAGCGGCATTTCGGCGCGCGCTAACTTCGGCTCGGGTAGTGACAGGTTGTTCTTGCGATACAATGGCGTCAGCCATGCCGCTTACCTCTGCAATAGGTAGGTAGTTTGGTTAGAGCCGCCCTGGTGTTGACGCACCTTGGCGGCTCGCTTATTTTAATACGAATTCCGAACGAATTCCATCCGTCATATCGTCGTCGTGAAGGTTGCCGAGCCGTACTGCGTTTCAATGGTGCAAGCGATCGTCAGCGTGCGAGTCGTCGTGTTCAGCGTGCTCGAATAGCTGTCGATCTGCGTCACGCCCTGGGTGCCGAGGATGCGGTCACGGATAGCCGCGTCGTATTGATCCTTGGTGTACTTGCCGAGGACTTGCGTCGTCCACGGCGTACCGTCTGTCGTGTCGAGGAACCACTCAGCGAGACCGAGTCTCAGCCGAGTCTGGACCGCCTGCGCAACGGCCTCAGGTTGGTCGCGGTAGAAGTCGTTCTGTTGATGGCCCCAGACGTAGTCGCCGTTGGCGTCCTGCTTTCGCACTCTCATGCGTTTTCCTTAGTTCGGCGGGCCGGAGTTTCCTGAGCCAGTTGTGACGCCGCTGTGCGTATGCGTCTTGAGCGACTTTCCGCCTCCAACAACATCCGTCTGGCCCGTGATCGTGCCTGTTGCTGTCATGCTTCCAGATATCGTGCTGGCCTGAGCCGAACCCTGCGCGTTCTGGACGTTGATGACGCCCGTAATCGTCACAGTGGGCGTCGTAAATTTCATCCCGCCAGGGGCGACGCAGTTGACGATCTGCCCGGTCGGGTCGACTTCGACATAAGTCGAGCCGTCGTTGCTGCGGAGTTGAGCGGTCGTCGTGCTGATGCCAGAAATCTTGGTTGCCTGGCTGAAGAAGCCGACAAGTGCAAAGCCGTCGCTCATGCTATGCATGCGCGGTTGCTGCGGAACCTGAATTCCGCCCGACTGAAACCATCCATCCACGCAACGCGAGGCGAATACAACCAAGCATTCATCGCCCTTCGCGATAGGGAACGTCAGTGTGCAATTCCCGCCACGGGGAAAGAAGACCGGCACATCGACGAGCAGCGGCAGATTCACGAACTGCGATTTGCCGGTCTGATCCTGGACAATGCCTTTGATTGCCATCTGGACCGTCGCGGTGACGGCTGAGGCGCTGAATGACTGGATGATTCCGGGCATGGCAGTCCACAGCCCGGAGCGCATGCCTTCCATCGCGACTCGGAGCGCTTCCTCCGGGTCGTCAAATCTTTCTCTGGGGTCCAAATCAACTCCCGCTTGCTACCGCGTTTGTGTAAGTCGATGTCAGCGGCGCTGTACCGTTGACTGCAGCGCAAATCATTTCGCTGTAGAAATCAACGCCGCGCGTGTCGCCGTGCATGTTGAGCGCATAGACCTTATAGAAGCCGTCCGCATCAAGACCGGCGTTCTGATTGGGATCGTTGTTCGTGTAGAAATTGTTCACGGCCTGATACGAGACGTTGAGTTGGATCTGCTGCACGCTCGCATTGTTGATCTGGATTCGACCGCCGGGAACGATGCCCGGATTGAGCAGCGACTTCACGGTGATCCCATCGACCGTCTGAACGGGAACGCCTATCATCCCAGTCTTGTCGGTGATAACCGGGACAGGCCCAGGCAGATAGCCAGCAATCGGGATGATGTTCAGTCGGCCGTCCTGGACGTTCCAACTTGCACCCACCGAATCGGCGAGTTCACGCAGGTAGTCGCGGGTCATGCCGTACATCGCCTTTCCGCGAGCGCCTTTCGTAGCCGGGAAGGCTGGTGCGTAGCCCGCTGTAATCGCGTATGGGCTCAGGGACGCGAGCAACGCCTTATATACATCGGTTGCCGTCCAGCCTGCAGACAGCGTGGCGTTGACCGTGGCGAAGTTGTAGGCAGTATCGCCGTCGGCTGCGATGATCTCCACGAAGGTATCAGTGGCGTTCTCGCGCCCACGCCTGATCTGCTTGATGGAACCAGCGAAAATCTGCCCAACGTTGTCGCCATATCCAGCACTCAGGAAAACGCGCGTGAACTCCTTTTGCATCCGCTTGACGGTCGTATCGCTGAGGTTATAGACGCGAATGCTCGTGTGTTTCGGACTTTGGACTGACGCGCTCAAGATCGAGAATCGGATGTGGAGTTGCGAGAGGTCAAGCCCCTGCGTGCTTGAATCTCCGACTATGAGCGAGACTTTTCTGATAAATTGGGCGGTCATTCTGCCTCAAAAATAGTCAACTAAGAGAGACCAATGAAGAAGATAGCCGCACTTATCGTGTTGTGTTTGCCAATTCTGGCTAAAGCTGAAATGCCAAATTTTGATGTCAAGGCATACTGCTCTCACCTCGCCAGCCTGGGCGGCGGCCCGTCTCAAATGCTGATGCAGGGGTGTTACGCAAACGAACAGTCGTCCTACGACCATATCAAGCCGATATGGGACACGCTGCCACCAGACATGAAGCGACAATGCTTGAGACTTGCGAACTATTCCCCGTCCTACGCGATGCTGGAGGGCTGCATCGATAACGAGAAGTCCGCCCAGCAGAGCAACGGTGATTTCACGTTCAAGCGGTGACGCAGTACAGGTGAGACGCGATTCCGAGATTCGCATAGGTCGGCGGAGCATCAGCGGCGTCTGTCTGCACCCAGAGTTCGAAGCCCAGCCCAAGGTAAAGATACTGGTGCAGGAGATTCACGCCCGTCACTAAGGGGATCCCGCTCACCAATGGATTCCCCGTCGCATCTGCGATGTCCAGCACCCATCCGCCGTTCGTCGTGTCGCGCCATTGCAGCGTGAACTGATATTGCTTGCCGACCAACGAGACGAGGAACGTCTGCGGTACCGGCGTCAGAGGGATTTCGAATGTTGATGACATCAGTTAAGTCCTACTGCGGATGCCCCGCGGTAGAGGATGCTGGTGGTCGTCGCCTGCGGCTGCTTGGTGCCGGCGTTCGTCGTGGCCGCAGTCTTCTGCGGACTAGCCATGTTCGCCGCCGGCTGAAGCTGCGTTGTCGTCGTCTGCACGATGATTACCTCGCGGCAATGCACCGTCGCGATCATCGAGTTTTCTGTCTTGGGGTCGGTGGTCGCGCTGATCGCCTGAATCAGCATGTTCGTGTACTTCCGCTTCCCGGTTGAAATATCGACCGGGATTCGCTGCGCCTGGAGCGCGAGAAGCTGCTCATAGGCGAACGATGAGAAGTTGCCGAACTGAAGCGAGGTGACGGCGCTCAGACCGCTGTTCGACCAGCCAATCGTCAGCGTGACTTCTGCGGGCTTCTTATAGGCATGGTCCGAGATAGCGGCACCCTGCTCAACCGGGTGATCGGTGATCACCAGCTCATCATGGTGCCGCTCGTCGAGCGTGATATAGGCGTGGAACGTACCGATCGAGCGCTTCGGACTGAAAAACCCGCTGACGATGTTCGAGAAGAAACTCATTGCGCTGCCGTCCTCATGTTGCGCACAAGTCGCTGATTGACGCCGGATTGAGCATGCGCCACAGCCTGAGCCGTCGCGTGTGGATCGCCAGAACCGGTCACGTTGATGGTCGTGTTGGCGTTGACTGACACCACAGATTCACCTGGATCTAATGCCATGCCAGCCTTTGAGGCGGATGCTAACTGCTCAGGTGCGTATGGATTGCCGGTTGCCGCAGCACGTGAAGTTTGCAAGGCGCGCGCCATGTCATCGGGTGAAATCGATGCGGTGTTGTTGGCTACGCCCGCGTAATGGCTTTTCCCGGTCGATGGATCGGCAACGCTCGCCCATTCCAACGATGCCGCCTTGATAGCGGCCCTGATGTCGTTGCTTCTTCCTGCAATGAAATCACCAATGGCTCTGCGCTTGTTGTTGACCAGATATTGCTCAAAGATACGGTCTTGCGTGCCCTTATCAAACTTCTCATCGCCTTTGAGTCCGAGCGCCTTGACTGCATCCGAAAGGGTGCTGCCAATCAACTGATATCGGCCGGCCGCATTGAACTGGCCAGTCCTCTGGGACTCCATCACCTGGGAAACCGTCATGCCGGAGAGATTTTCTTTCCCGGACCTATAGCCATGCTTCGATCCGAGATTTACTGAGTCGTAGTCGCCTTCTCCCCTGGCAATCAATGCACCAAAGCCGGAATTGGCGATGCTTGATGACGAGGTTCCTCCTGGTGCGCCGGAAGATGGAGAGCCGCTGGGAGCCGGCACAGGCGCTCCTTCGATCTGGCCTTTGATGGTGTTATAGACGTCTTTCCACCCCCCCAATGCGAGTTTTGCAAACCTCGCCGCATGGGTGCCGAGATCGGCCCATCGCTTATCCATCACCGCATGGATGATTTCACCCAGTTCGGTGAACTGCTCACCCATCGCGTGAAGCAGGCGCTGCGCAAGCTCGATGTCCGGTAGCCAGCGCGACCAGTCGATCAGGCTTTTGCCGCCTTCCTTCCAGACCTTGAAGTCGTCATAGAGCGCGAGAATTGTGGTGCCGAGAAGCACCAATTGACCGAGTGGCGTCGCCAGAAATCCCGCGTTCAGCAGCTTCCACGCTATCAGCAGGCCGCCCACGCCTTCAATCAGCTTCTTCGTGCCGTCGTCGAGGCTGTTGAACCAGTCGATAATGCCGCCGACGATCTGCATGGCCCGAAGACCGAGCGTGCTGATGATGTCGGCGAGGAACAGGATGCCTTTCGCAATCTTTTCGACAATCTCCGCGATACGCCCGAAGTTGTCGACGATTCCTTCGCGAAACCGCTTGATGTCTCCCGACATCTTGCCAGTCAGCGAAGTCGCCACCTTCTGGCTGAGAATCACGAACGCCGAACCGAGCGTACGAATCTGGACCATGAACTCGTGAGACGACGCCGCGGCTTGCTGAGAGTCCAGGCCGGCCTTCGCCAGCATGTCCCGGTAGTCGTCGCCGAACTGGCCCATGCCTTGCCGCAGAGCCATCAACGTTTTCTCGTCGATGCCGAGGGCTTGCGCGTACGCATTCGCCCGGTAGTACGGCATGTTCGAGAACTGCTTGCCGAGATCCTGGAGGATTTCGGCCGTGTCGCGCAGTTGACCATTAGCCCCTTGCGTCTGGACGCCGAGGCTTTGAATCAGCCCGTTCGCGCCGGGGCTGTTGCGCATGAAGCGCGCAAGGTTCTCGAGCGAGCCTTTCGCCGCCTCCGCAGTCGAGCCCATCTGAGCTGCGGCAAAGCCCAGCGCCTGAATGTTAGCGACTGCCGCGCCAGTCCGCTGCGATGCGAAGTACAGCGCCTCCATCTGCGATGCGATGACGGTGACGCTCGCCACCACCGCAGCTGAGGCGGTCTTGACTGCGACTCCCAGTTCAGCGACCTTAAGCGTCGCACCGATGACGCCGTCAATGAATTTCTTCTGGCCGGACTGATCAACGTTAAAGCCGAGTTTGACGAGAAACTCTTTGATCGTATCGGTGTTACCGGCCATTTTGACTCTCGTTTATGCGTTGGGCGATCTGCTGATTTTCTGCGAGGACATCGAGACAGTCGTTCATAAGAGCGATATCGGCCAGATCGATTGCGCCATTCTTCAGGCTTTCGAACAGGCACATGCCCTTAACGGATGGTCGTAACAACCAGTCAAGACCATCGGGCAGGCTTACCCATTCAGCGCCGGAGTCTGGCCCGCCGCTGCGTTCGCGAACAGGCCGCGCGTAAAATTTCCAAGGCTATCCCAGATCACCTTTGCTGCGATCTGCACCATGGTCCCGATGTCGATGTCATCGAACATCAGCGACCCGCCGGACCAGACCGAAGCCCAGTTTCCCTGTTGATGACGCGCCACAACGCTGAGACACGCGTTGAACACGTACTCGCAGTCAGCGTCGGGCATTTCAGCCAGTGCTTGAGCAAGCGGCTCGAATGCCTGAGCCATGCCAGCCAGGTCATCCTTCATCGTCTCGCCCATCTGCGAAAACTTCAGGAACATCGGCAGCAGCTTGGGGATAATCGGCGCGATCTTTCGCGACACGTGCAGTTGCTTGAATGCATCCAGCTTTTCGGCCCGATACCGCTGGCCGGCAATTTCAAATTCGAGAGACATCTCGTGTCCTTGGAGATCAGTCCAGTGAGGAAGCGTCGGCAGGCGCTGGACTAGCGCTTTTCAGGGGCGACCCTAGCCGACGCAAACTTTCAGTACGTGCCGAGAACCGAGTCGACCTTCACTGCGTCGAATACCCACGCGATGATGTCGCCATCTTTCGCATACTTCATGTCTGGCTTCTTCTTGAACGCGCATTGACGCGCGACATGAAGATCGCCGACCGCAGTATTCGAAATCGTGATGATGTTGGCACCCCAGAGCGACGAAGTCAGAGACTGCGCGTCGTAAGTCGCCATCAATTTCTGATTCATCGGGCTGGTTTTGAGCAGGCGCACCGTGACCTGCCCGGACTTGTCGGCGTGAAGGCTGTGCATGCCTTCGCCGTCTGCGCCAATCGTCATGGTGTTCTTGTCGCCGGCAGCGGCGATGTCGATCCCTTCTTCGGCATTGGCCGAGCCGTAGCCCAGCGAAAACACGCCGGTAGGGCCGACGAACGTTGCAGTTACGTCTTTGAAAGAGTAGGCGCTAATTTTGGGCCTCCGTTCGGTTATCGGGTGACGTTGACAGTAAGATTCACGCTGTGGATTGCCCCGGCCTCAAGCAATGCCATCTGGAACGGCACCGACTTGCGCGCCTGCCGATCCGAGGCGGATTGCGTCGAGATCGGTGGGGTGTACACGTAGTAGCCCTTCGAGAGCGTGTCGCCCTGATTGAGCGCGCCGAATCCGGCACTCGTCCACACGCCAGGACCTGCATAGCCGTTATTCAGCGCAGCATCGCCGGCCTTCTCCATCACCGCGGCCAATTGCTGATTGCCCGCATCCGTCTGCGGGATCTTGGTCGGGCTCAGGTACAGAGCGTTGTACAGATCCGTCTGGACGCGATTGCGGAACCAGATTGCGTTGTAGACCGAATCGATGAAGATGCCGCTCGGCGTCACACCCGTCTGGATGATCGCCGTCGAGTTGTCGAAGTTGACGAAGTAGTTGTAGCGCTTCGCATCCAGCGCATTCGCCTGCGTCGTGTTGAGCGATTCCGCGACGATGCCGGGTTCCTGCTTGAAATCCAGCGTGATCGTCGTTCGGTTGCCGTTGAAATTCACGGTCAACAGGCGGCCGAACAGCGATGCGACCGCGTACGGGCTCGTGCTCGAGTACTGCACGATGCTGTACTTGTAGCCGAGCTGCGCCATCTGATAGCCAAGGTCGCTCGTCTGGGTCGGGTCTACCGCTGCGGGTTCCTGAGACGTTGCGCCGTACAAATGCTTCTGGTCGGCTTCGATGAAAGCAGCGACGGCCAGATGCTGGACGTTCGTGATGCTGGTATCGGCGAAGGCAACACCGAGGAACTGTGTCCCTGCGTAACCGATCATCGCCGACACCGCGTCGACCGGCTGCTCGGCATTGACGCCATTGGCCGGAACGGATGCAACGCCCGTCACCAGGCCAAGCTGCGCCGAGACATCCTGACCGCTGGCCGGCGACGTCGCGTACGTGATCGTCGAGGCAGCAACACCGCCGGCGAGGGTAGCGCCCGAAACCGTGATGTTCGTCGACGTCTTCGCGAGCGTGAACGCGTTGCCAGCCGTGCCGACCGATGCGTACGTGACCGTCGTGACAGCCAGACTCGTCGAGTACTTGCACTTGCTGATATTGACATCAGCCGACGCCTGCAGGAACGCTTGCAGGTTCGCCGCCGTTTGCGCCGCCGTGCCGCCAATCAGGACTTGGCTGCCAGTCGGATTGGCTGCCACGAATGTGACGACCGTGCCGCCTATCGTGACCGTATCGTTGGCGGCGGGTACGCCACTAAACGTGATCGTGCCAGACGCAGCCGCGCCAGCGCCTGTCGTGGCGCTCGTGACTTCGAAGCGGCTGTAGTTCGCATTCCACACGCACGAACCCACTGCGCCGAGCGCCGTCGAGATGACCGAGGCCACGCCATTCAGGTTTGTCTGCGCCGTGAAGTCGAGCGCGGTCACGTTCTTGACCGTGCCGTCGATCGTCATGCTGAAGCCGCCGTTGGAAACGGTGGTCCAGTTCGACATCACCTGAGCGGCAGCCGACAGCAGGCCTCCCTTGAGCTTTGCCGACGTTGCGGTCTTGGCCCAGCGGCCCACCAGGAGGGTCGAGGGCTGCGGGACTTGCTGGAAGTAGAGATTGGCCGCGAGGTATTCCGGCGCTGTGAGCCCGAAGTCCGTACCAACGGCTGCAGCGGATGCATACGAGCGGAAGCGCTCGCCGGTATCGATGACCGTCGACGCGCCCATGATGAGGCCCGTGTTCAGGTTCGCACCTTGCGCCGCCTGCGGCGACATGTTGATCGTGACGTTGATGAGCCGCGAGACCGGCAGGGTGTTCGCCATTGTGGCGCTCCAATAGAAAAGGCCCGCTCAATGGCGGGCCTGTCGAAGGGGTGAAACGTGGTTACTGGGAACTGATCGGACCAGTAACCGTGTTGGTCTGGACCGTGCCTTGAGCGGTGAGGATATTCAGGACACTGTAGCTGCGCGTGATCTTGCGGCGGAATGTGAGTTCAAGGTCATACCGCCTGACCCATTGCTCATTAATCAGGTCGGGCGCGGCGCGGATTGGGCCGGTATCGACGCTGTTCATATCCTGCGCTTTTAGCGCCTCGAGGTTCTGCGGTATCGCCAAACCGTCCGAGAGCAATTGCGCGTACTGCATGGCATTCGGCCCGTAGAACGATGCCAGCACGTCGATCTGCTCGTGGCGGATGTAGGTGTCTGAGCCATTGCCCGCGCCGTTGTGGACGATCGCCGGGCCGTCGTCCAAGGTCTGGACGGCAATGCCCAGCGCGCACCAGTTGGTCGTTGGCTCAGGCTGCTTCGGTGGATTGGGTTGCCACCGCGGTCGGACCATGTTTCCGGGAAGGCCGGCGATGCCGACGATCATCTGTTGAAAGATCGCCGTGAGCGCGTCATCCTCAAGCGGCGGCGACGCTACCGCTGGCGAGAGGTAGCCGCCTGTGCTTGAGTCTGTCATCAATTATCCGGAGAGCTGCTTGAGCGTACAGGTTGCCGACACGAAGCCGACGCCCCACGTTGAGTAGTCGTTGACGTTCGTCACGGTCCACTGCAGCCCTTGCCAGTTGACGATGTCGGCGTCATAACCTGACTGACCGTCGATCAGCTTGAACTGCGTGTGAATCGTGATCGTGTCGCTGATGTGCTCACCTTCTGCGACGCGGTGAAGGACCGAGCCACTGAGGCTGGTTACTACGCCGTAAAAAGGTGTCGACGCGGAAGTGATAACGGTGTTGCCATCATCACCGACCGTCTGCGCGTTGCGGGTAACGGAAAGCGTCAGGTCCATGAACTCTGGCGAGAGCAGGACATCGGAGACATCGAGGAGTGGCATGGCGCGCGCCAAAAGAAAAAGCCCCGGCTATGCCGAGGCTTGTGTTTGGGGTGGGTACTAGGCAGCACGCTTTAGCATGCCGCGAATCCATCCATCCGGAATTTCTTCTCCAGGAAGGATCTGCTTGTGTTCCGCGCCGTTGTTGATCCACTTCCGGCCACTCATGGCTTTTTTGAGGATTTCCCGGCGCATGCCGCTTTCCCAGTCGCGCCGCAAAGCTTCAGCCCTTTTGGCTTTTTGTCCTTCGGTTTGCGGAGGGCGACCTTTGAAAGCGATCGCCATCTTTTCCCGATATTCAGGGTCTTGCCAATGCTCCTTCTTGGCTGCTGAGTTCTTGGCGTTTTGCTCAGCGGTCATCTTTCTGCCAATTGCCTGCGCTCGCCGCATCTCCCGGTATTCCGGCGTAACCAGTGCCTTTTGCAGAACTGAAGCTTGCTGCCTCATCTCATCGGTATATACAACGCCATCCCCACCCGGAGTAATGTTGTAGCCGTTCGGGGTTTGCGTGTTGTATGCCGCGATCAGCGATACTTCCATGAGCTTGACATAATCGAGACGGCCAATCAGTAGGATTTCCCGCTTAACCAAATCAACGCCATATTTCCTGATGGCGCAATGCACCGCCAAAGAACTTTTACCCGAAATGGCCATGTGCTTATGAACAGCCCACCGCCTCTCAAAATTCTTGGCAATACCTATATAGCGCTTCCCGTTTGGAAACGAAAATTGATACACACAAGCTTGCGGCATTCGCTATCTTTTTCTTAAAACGAAAGTGACACTTCCGCGTAAACTTCCGGTGTTTATCAAAGGCTTGATGCCGGCCAGATCCTGCGCCTCCCGTTCAGTCTTGCCTTGCACCAGGAGTTTCGCGTAGTCCTTCTCAGCCTTTCGCATCGACTTCGTCTGCCGGCTGCGGTTGCGCTGGGCAATCGTGCGCGGCGAGAGTGGAGAAAACGGGCCGTCGTTGATCTTCTTCTTGACGGCGTTCTGGCCGATCATGCCGGCCTGCTTCATAGCCGTGTCAGCGCCAGCAGCAGAGCCGGACAGGGCGGACAATGCGCCCTTGCGGAGCCGGTCGGCGACTTCAGCCTGAACCGACGCCACACCGGGAACGAGAAACGGGCGGGCGGGGATGTTGTTGGCCGGCGAACCCGTTTCCATGACGTAGCCGATCTGCGCGTTCGTGATCGGTGTGTCGGTTCGCTCTGGAGCGCTATCGGGGATGCCAACCAGCACATCCTTGTTCGATAGTTGGCTGATCGCCTTGATCACGTCGCCCAGTTTATCGATCGTGATCTTGACGGTCATATCAGCAATTCACCTGGAGGCCGCCCGCACCCATCATGCGCGCGAGGCCAATGAAGCGGGTTCCGTATTGCGTTGCGTTCCAGAACCCGGCGTCGCTCAGCGTCACCGCTGCCGTGTCGTAGGAGACCGATACCTTGTCGACCGACTTGGATGCTGTCGGGCCTTTGACTTCACCCGGTGCGCCGCCAACCGCTGCGGCCAGTTGATCGCGAGCCGAAATCGCCAAATGGTGACACGTGACGAGCTCGATGCCAAGGTTCGTCAATTCCACCCAGCGATTCGGGTTGACCAGAGAATTCGCAACGGTCAGCCACATGGTCACGAGCGAATCCGGATAGGTCGTCGCGTTGGCGAACTCCGGAAAATCCGAGCGTAGCTGGGCGGGTGTGACGGTCATGATTTAGCGGGTCGTCCGGGTTTGCGTTTCTCTTCTGCCGCGACTTCAGATGCAACCTCGTCGCTATGCAGCAATACCCACCAGTGCGATTCATACTCGGCGGGGATGTCTTCGCCAGCCTTGAATGACAGCGGCCGGCAGTCGTCGCGTGTCAGGGTGAAATCCTGATTGGCGATGCGGGTCATATTATGCTCCGGTAATCAGCCGGGAGAAGTCAACCTGTAACAACTCCCGGCGTCCGCTTAGATCGCGTCGCGATATGAAGCCGTGGTGCTGTAGCGCCACTCCACCTGACCAAAGCGCGCCCAGAAGGTCGTGATCTGATACAGCGAACGATACTCGAGCGGCGTACGCTGAAGTTCGGTCATCGGGTACTGGACGTACTTCTTGTCCTTGTTGTACGCGACCATGCGGTCAACCGTGCCGAGCGTACCGGGCGTACCACCCGCGCCCGCGCCGATCAGCCACTTGAGCGGAAGGATTTCCAACTTCGTGCCCGACTTCGTGCAGATGTTGTTCTCGAGCAGGTACGTCAGGATCGAGTAGTTGGCTGCCGTGTTGACCATCGTCGAAGCGAGATAGCCATATTGTGCGGGCGGGATCATGAGGCGGTTCGGCATGACCTTCCAGCCGGAGTTCGCCCAGGTCGTCGTCAGAATTTCGTTGACGTCCTTGAGGATTTCGGCCGGCGTCTTGGTCGTCCATTGCGGCGTGGTGCTGGCACCGTTCGCCACGTTCGACGGCGTGATGACGCTCGTCGCGTTCACGAGGCCGGCCGTGCCGATGGTTGCGTCGCCGAAATAGACCAGGTTGTCCAAGTCCATATTGCGCTTGAGGTTCATCGCCTCAACCTTCTGCGCGTCGACCGGCTGGCCGAGGGCCTGAGCCTTCACCAGTTCGGGCACCGTGTACTTGACCTCGGCACCCCACAGGCGCATTGCCTGAGCGGTCTTGCCGATGTCGAGCGACGGACCAGCAATCGCGTTGCCTTCGTTCGAGATCCAGTTGATGCCGCCCGGCGTCATATTGCCCGCCATCGCGAACGCCGAGTTCGTGAACGAAGCGAGTTCGTCGGCCGGCGAGACGTCGGTGCGAATGTCCACATCGCGCGACCAGGTGAACTCGACCAGCGGCTCGTTGAGCGTTTGATCCAGACGTTCGAGCTGGCCGATCAGGAATGCACCGGTCGAGTCGATCGTCATCTGATCGTAGGTCATCATGCCATCGGTCGTGAAGTGGCGTGCGAACTTGCGCGACGCTTCAGCGATTTCCCGGCGCTTGAGGAATTTTTGAACAGACATGTCCATTGTTTTGTTGCTCCAGAAATGCAAAACCCCGCCGAAGCGGGGCCTTGTGAGGTGCGCTGTTACGCGCCGGGGATTCAGATGTTGACGCCGATTTCGCAAATACCGTAGGCATCAGCGGGACCAGTGAAGTACCAGTTCGACGGCATGGCGATCGTGTTGGTCGTGTCCGAAGCGGCTTCGAAGCCACCGAGCGGCTTGCCAGCGGACGGCGTAGCGACGCGCACATACACCGTGCCACCCTTGGCCGCCGCAGCGACGCCACCGAGAGAGACCATCACATAGCCGCGCTTCAGGACATCGGTGACGCCCGAGGTCGGCGGAGTCGACGTGCCGAGCGGGTCGGTGCCGTTACCCTGGATCGGATAGGCACGCAGGTTCACGCCCTGCACGATCGCCGCGGTGTCCCCCGACAGGTTGATCGGCTGCACCTTGCCCGAGACGTACTTGACGGCCACGCCAAACGCGGTCGGGGGCGTCGCCGAGTCGATCAGTTGAGTCTCGATCGTGGCGACTTCAGCGCGTTGGAGGTCACCGGCGAAACCAGCCGGCATGCGGAATTGATAAGCTTGCAACGAGGGCATGTCGGCTCCTTACTTACGGTTCGCCCAAAACTCGGCGTGTACTTGGTTGATGTCTTTTGCTTCTGCTGCGGCGTCCGTCGTCTTGCGAGCGACGGTCATGTTCTTGCGCTTGACGAGTTCCGACGCGGCATGGAACGCCATCTTCGCGGCAGCACAGTCCATCTTCGACACGTCGGCGTCGCCCGTGATGGCGCGCACGAGGTCGGCGTTGTCGTTGGTCAGCGCAGCACGCAGGGCGCGACGGCGGAGCACACAGATCGAGTCCGCGGTCTTCTTGCCGGCTGCCTTGGCGTCGAACGTCGGCAGTTTTACGCCCGGCGCGAGGATTTCAGCGCGGGCCTTGGCGTCCTGGAACTCGTCGCGGAACGAAGCGGAATCGTTGGTCGACTTTTTCTCGTCGTCCTTCTTTTCCTCTTCTTCGTCCGAGTCCATCGTCTCTCCGGTGTCGTCGCCTTCGCCGTCGTCGTCCTTGGTCTCGTCCTTCTTTTCCTCGTCGGAATCGTTGGTCTTGCCGGATTCGAGGGCGGAGACGCGATCACCGAGCGCCGCCATGCCTTGGGCAATGCCGTCGAGGGCGGCCATCACCTTCGCCATCGGATCGGCTTCACTTTCGTCTACCGTTTCGGCGGCTTCTTCGCCACCTTTGACGACAGCGCCTGCTGCGTGCGCAACCAAGCCCGGAACGTGGACATGGACATGCGTATTGCCGCTTCCGTCGAGATCGGGAGACTCGTCCTTAACCTCTTCAGACAACGCTTTTTCGAAGGCTTCCGAATCGCGCGTCATGAAGAGCTTGCGCAGCTTGTCCTTGAGGGATTCAGCGCCTTTCTTCGTTGCCATATGGGATGCTCCTAGGGAGGGGTGTTGTGAGTCTTGGACGGAACAGGTTGAACCGCACCGCGGGTTTCGGACCAATGCCACGTGATTGGCGACAATGGACGTCTGCCTCGCCCGTCCTGGTGCAATCTGTTGATAGTCAGCGTCGTAGCCCACGCTGATACCGCGCAGGCCGTTGTTGCGAACTTCGTTGATGGCGCCTTTCTCGGTGATCATGAGATCGGCAATCAGGAGGTCGCTTTGATCTCCCTCGCCGCGGCGCGGATTGAATGTCGTGCCCTTGGCGAGAACGGACCAGTTATCCGGATTGACTTCGCCTTCGGGGTGGCCGATCGTGACCGGCTTGCCGATCAGGCTGGCGAAGGTGTCGGCCGAAAACACGACGTCGGCGTCACGCTCGACGACGATGATCCCGTCCTTGCCAGCCTCAATGTCGGGCAGCTCGATGTCGGCGTATTCCTGCGTACCGATGCGCGCGATGGGCACCGCCTCGCAGATCAGGAAGTTTTCGGGCGTGAAGTACTGATTCGGGCTTAGTTCCTCTTCGGAGAAGAACCCAGAGGCCGTCACAGCATCCTTCGTCGGCGTGCGCTTACTCACGCACGTTTTGCATTCGCAGGCGTGTGACATAGATAGGCGTAAAGAAACCCCGGCCGGCGGGGCTTGGTGTGGGGTGCGAGCGCGTTACTTGGCGGCGCTGATTCGGACCTGGGCGTTGTCGCCGGTCGTGATCGCTGCGATGGCAGTCTGCGCATTGAGGTTCATCACTACCGGGACATTCGGCACCAGTGGATGTCCATTGGCGACCGTCACCGATGCGCCGTATCCAACGTAGGCCACGGCCGGCCCTAGGTTAGTCAGGATGACCTGAGTCGGCGTACCGGTGGCCGGTACCGTAACCGTCTGGGAAGTGCCATTGGCGGCGATTACTGTCTCGCCTGTGAAGATGAAATCTGGGAGGGCCATTTAGGTCAGTCCGGAATGATGGGTTCGGCGTAGCATCGGCAATTCCAGATGCAGCCAGGGTGCGCGCGTTCGCCAGATCGCTCATCGGCGACAGGCGGGTTGTTCCACTGGAAGATCTTGCCGTTGAGCGCGCGGTGATCGCTGCGCACGGTTGAATCGCCGCTGGTGCGCCAGATGTACGAATCGGCGCCGATGTGTTCAGCACGTGCCTGGGTGAGCGTCGCCGCGGTTCTAGCGGTTTCTGTCCGTGCGATCAGGACTGCGCGCGAGGTGGTGACTTCCTCCGTGCGCAAAATCTCTTTCGCGATCTCGCTAGCCCGCGCGGAATTCTCGATACCTTCCAATGTCAGCCTATGCACCCGCTGCGCCGCTTCAAGCGGAATGCTCTGAATCAGCGTTACCTGCTCGGCCAGCAACTGCTGCATTACCCGGCCGGTCGGCGCATTGCGGATTTCTTCCCGCAACCCGCGCGATAGCTCTTTCGCCATCGTCTGCCACGCCTGTTCGTCACGTAGCGCGACGTCCATCAGCATGTTTGATGCGGTCTGCGTCGCCCAGCCTCTGAGCATGTCCGAGTAGGCTTTGAGCAGCTGCTCGATGGTAGGCACCGCACTCATGTCGCCCGGCGTGAATGGCGAAATGATGGATCCGACTTGCTGCGCGACCTTGCGGAGTTGCAGGGCGTAGCGCTGCTCGATGCGCTGCGTCTTGACCGGGTTGCGATCGCGCTTGCGGTCAAGGGTGAGGGTCATTTCTTTTTACGCAAGCGTTTGAGCCAGTCGAGCGCCGAGCCCGAATCCCCGGTCAGCTTCGACACATCGGGCAAGTCCATCTCGCCGGGTGGCGGGGCGTTCTCTTCCAGCTTTTCGGCTTCGGCGATCGCCTCATCGGTGATCCCGCCAAACATTCCGGTATTGGGAGCGGAGGCTTTCAACTCCTTCATACCGCCACTGACGGTCAAAAGATTCGCATCGACGGCAGCCGTAACAGCGTCCACGGTCGACTTGGCGATCTCCGACTTTTCCTTCTCTGACATTTCCTGAAGCGAGCGGAATTCGAAACCGAAGTCATCCGGCAACGGCTTGCCAAGCGACGACATTGACATCACCGCGAACAACCGATGCAGCGGGTTGCGGTATCGTCGCTCCTGGTTCTGCTTGACCTTCTCGTGCCACTGTTTCATCTCTCCTTCGCCTGTCGCGCCGAGACCGGTAGGCGACTGGCCAAAGAGGCGTGTGAAGGGCATGCCGAGCGATCCGCACAATTGCTGTGCGAACTGCGTCAGCATGTCGGAAAGTCCGGAAAATGAATACTGGTGCGTCTCGAACTTGTCTTTGCCGTCAACGACCGTGATGCCTTCGTTCGTCTGCCCCTGCCGGATGAACTCCATCTGCTTCTGGAGTGCCGCCAATGCAGGGCCGCCCATGCCGATGATCTCGCGCAGCTTGTCGACCGTCATCGTGCGCAGATGCGCTTTGTAGATTAACTGGCCGGCGCCGACCGACGCACTATCGAACGCAATCAGACGATCCCACATCGGCTCGAGGACCGACAGGCCCCATCCGTTTTCACTGACACGCTGATAGAACGGCAAATCCATGCCGTCCAGTCGAATCACGCGCGAGTAGTGGATCTTCGCCTTGGGAATCGCCGCATAGTCCGCGATCACGTTGTAGTAGACGGGCCTGCCCATATCGGGGCCGAAGTCGGTTACTACGTCGCCAACGGGCGGGCTGACCATCCAGCGATCGAGCACGAGCAGACCCTTGAACTGGTCCTTGGCAATCGTATCGGGGCGCAGCGGCGTCGCGAAGTCCTGCCCTTCGATGAGCATGACAGCCAGACAGCCGCCGTACAGATTCGCCCACTTGCCGGTGTCGCACAGCGCATCCCAGATCGCCATGCGCATCATATCCTGCTCGAGCTTTGAGATGTCCTCTGGCTCGATGCCGGAGAACTCTACGCCCGCGCGCGTCATGTCTTCGGGAAGCGCATCAACGGCCGCACGAACAATCCATGAGCCGCGATATGCGGCCTCCAGGTTGATGCGGTTTCGGCTTTGATAGGTGAGGGTGTACTGCGACGCCGACGACTGGTTGTTAGTACCCCAACCGACGCTAGCCGCGAAGTTGGAGAACGAATCGTTGGTGCGGACCGGTTGCGTCACGCCTACCTTCAAATTTCGACGTGACTTAGCCATACCTTTGGAAAATCCTTTCTCTCGGCTCGATGGCCGTTGGTGTTTTTAACCTGCCAGCCTTGTCCAGATATCTAGCGCGCGGCTGGCCGGCTGGAAGCAGATCATCACGGCGTCAGCGAGGTTGGGCGACATCGTGCCTTCTGGCGCCTTGTCGATGACGATCTTTCCGACCGTATTGACCGTGTAGGTCGGCTGCGACAACTCCATCGTCAGCGGGACCAACTCTTCCAGATCGGGATCGATGGAAATTATGTCGTCCGGGTTGTATGGCATCTGCTCGACCACAGCGCGATAGACAGCCTGAAACCTGAGGCGCAGAGCCCACCACGCCTGAGCCTTGGCGTTGGCGAAGAAATCCTTATTCTTTCGCTCCTTCACCATCTCGCCCTCGGGGTCGTCGACGGCACCCGAACCCCGGAAAGGCTCATCGCGTACCGGGAACTTTCCGGCGGCGCTGCGCTGCTCATTGATTACGCGGGCATCGCCACGAACGCCAGCACCCAAGCCGTCAGCGTCATAATCGAATGACGTATAACCGCGCTCGTCACATATGGACATGGCCCGCTCGACAGTTGAGAAGATGTCGCTGCCCTTGCCAGACCACGACTTGACGTAATCCAGCAGAAAGCCGTGGCGACCGGCGAACGCGTTCTTGTCCTTGCCTTCGTCAGCCACATCGAGAGCACCGCGGCGGCTGCCGGTCGGCTCAATGCCAAGCTTTCGATGAGCACCGATCGCGGCTTGCACCCATTCGGATGGGATTAGCACGCCTTCTGCGGAGGCCGCATAGTTGATGTCGATTTCCTGGGCGACTGTCACCGGGTCCAGAAACTCTCGCTGCCTCGCATACCAGGCGTCATCCTTGCGTGGATCATCTCGCCAGTGGAATGTGAAAACTTTGATCTTGCCGCTGTGGCGCTTTTGGGCGAAGGGATTGCCCATGCCGTTCGGCGTCGATATGTCCTGCCTGCAATTCGTGGTGGCCGAAAGCGATGCGTCGACCAGTTGCGGACGCTCGAGGAACGCCGATTCGTCCACGATGTAGAAGCTAGACCGGTCGCCGCGGCCGATGCCGTCGCCAGATTCGCCCGTAATCACAGAGCCGCTATCTGGGAAAACGATCCGCATGTGCGGTGCGTGCGAGCCTACGTCCCACGAGCCGCGGAACTCGGCAGGCAGCAACGACATGAACTGCCGCGCCTTCCAGAACAGCGACTTGGGCGAGCCGATCTTGTCGACGTATTCTTCTTTGCGCGAGCCGAAGCCGACCACGACGCCCTGATTGAACAGGCAGACGGTATCGGCCAGCGCCACAGTCAGCCACGACATACCCATGTCGCGGGTCTTTTCCGTGATGCCGGGCTCCTGTGCTTTCCAGCGCTCAAGGAACCAGACAATCCATTCTTCCTGCTTGGGGAACAGCAGAAACGGGATCTGGGCGGGCAGGCCGCGCTCGACATTGCGGGGGTCAAACGTCATGCCCCAGTCAATGATGAACTGCGCCGGGTTGTCCCGGTAGTAAGTCTTCAGCGCGGGAAGTACTCCGGGTCTTGCTCGAATGTCCTGTAGCCGCTCAATCCGCCATTCGAACACGGCCTTGTAGTCCGGGTTACGGAAGTCGAACTGAAACGGCAGGGGCATTACTTTCTCATCATCATTTGCTGGTAGATTTTCGCCGCGTCCTGTGGCGTCGTCGCCTCAGTGACAGTTGGGGACTCGTCCGTTTCGAAGGATCGATCCTTGTTCGCGTTGAGCAGGTTAAGCGCGATCTTTCCCGACTCATTGGCGAGCGAGGTAAGCGCCGCAATGCCGCGAAGGCTCTCGCCACTTGACAGCGGAGAGGCGTCGTCGATCTTCTCGACCTCGGAATGGGCGAGGGCAGAGAGGCGGTGAGCGGTGGCCGCGCCGTAGTCGGCTGCGCTCAAAATGTGATTGTTAAGCGAAGCTAGCCTCGCAGCGTAACTTTGCGTATTAATCTGCGAAGAAACAGGAAGCTTTCGAAGTTCGGTTTGCGCCGTAACAAGTTGATTCGCAATGGCTTTTACTTTTTCTACCCGCGAAGTTAACTTGAGACGGATTGCCGTTTCTGAGACGCCGTACTCACGGGCGAGAGCCCGCCTTGGTTCGCCTTCGAGCAAGCGTCGCTCAATATCAACCCACTGGGCCTCAGTCAGTTTCGATGGTCGCCCCATAATCTTTAACTTCTCGGCTGAAAGGAATGTTACGGATGACGAGAAGGGATTCGAGATACTCGATGTACTCGGCATCCGGCATTAGCCGCTTTCGATTCACTGCATCCAGTATCTTGTCCATAGATCGGGACAAGTCGCGAGCCTCGCGGGAGACGCCAAGGAGGCACAATCGCCGAATATCATCTGGCGTCAGATCGAACCATTCTCCAGCGATGCGCTTAGCCTTCATGAAGGTGTGGAGTTCACCCTCGAATTCACGGGCATTCAGCACATAGAACGACGCTACCACGCGGATATCAAATGGCAGCTTGACATTGAATGTCGAAACCCGATCGCGAAGATTGTTGGCTTTCCCAATCTTGTGTTTCGTGACGCCTTCATGCGTGCCTTCTATGATGTAGACGTATCCGAACCTGTTGTCGCGGGCGATTTGCTTCATGAGTGGGCCGAGCCACTCCTCATCTGGGTGTCCGCTCAAATCGCGAAACAACGTCGTAAGCGTCAACCAAAGCCCGAATCCGGTATCGCCATGATGGCGTCCATATCCGGCAACTTCGCTTCAAGCGACTCCAGCAATCCGTTGCTCATCGCGTGATCTCCTTTGCCAACAGGAGAACCCGTATGTATTCGACGGCCCACTCCGGTAATGGCGAATGACCTTGCATCCACCGGCTAACGGTCGTGGCATCTACACCAGTGCGCCGCGCGAATTCAGCCTGACTCCAGCCGAGTTGCGAAAGGGCGTCTTTGAATTTTTCGGGTTTCATGCCGATACTTTAGCATAACGCCTATGCGTATAGCTATAAACATCTGCATTTTGCTGATTTGAACCACTCAAGAGTAGGGGCTGGACTTTAACCAGCGACCTGCGGGTTGCCCCGCCGCTCTCCAATCACTGAGCTACCCTACTGTTGAGCGCTATCTCAAGTTGCCGCGCCTCGCCATCCCAGTGCCTGTAGGCTGCTTCGAGCGACCTGCTGATGTACTCGAAGTGGAAGCCAGGACGCGCAGCGGGTGGCGTCAGGCACCAAGTCCAGCCATTAAAGCGGGCGCGTGGTTTGTCTGTCGGCATTTCGTTTCATCCCCTCGGCGGCACCACAACACAAGCCAGTAACAGTGCGTGGTAGGCGATCAGGAGGGCGAGGTGGGTGGTCATGCTCACTCGTCGCACTTCCACTCAAGCTTCAGGTCGAGATGACCCATGCCATTGATGTTGCGACCGATGCCGGTCGACGCGTAGCGGTTCGGATCGACCTCAAGCACCGCCTCCAGAAACTCGTAGAGAAGACGCTCAACCTTGTCGTACTTCTTGCTGCGGTCGGTCAGCTTGATTGGCTTCACGGCTGGCATCGACGGCAGCTCGTTCTTGACGGGCGCCAAGCCGGTAAGCGCGGCTTTCTCTCGCGCGCATTGCTGGCAAATGCCAGGACCGCCGCATTTCGCCCTCGCGCCATCGGGGCGTGGCGTTACCCATCCGTGTCCAGTCATGTCTCTTCCTCGGTGCGCTGGTAGAAGCGACCGCCTATCATTGAATGGTCCCGGATGTCGATGTATTCCATCTGCACCGACTTCGTGTGCGTGTCGACATGCGACAGCAGAAACCCGCAATTCCACTTCTCACCAGCGCAATAACTGGCCGCGCGGCGATGTCCTGCGCCAAGCTGGAGCCACTGATAGGAACCGAACTGAGGCGAATAATCTGACCATGCAAAGTAGCGATGATGGTGGCCGTTAAAGCCGGGGTAGCCTAGCTGGCGACCCTCCGGGAAATGGTGCGCCAGCAGGCAGTCATACATAACGTGGTAATTCTTCGCCAGCTCCTGCTTCATGTCGCGCTCGCTGAACGCGGCGAGATCCATCCGGGCGATGTAATTCACCTGGTAGGCATCAAGGCCCAGCAGTTTCGGCACTGTGAAGCCGTGCAGATCGGACAGGACAACCTTAAGCGCGGGCGTTGCCTCGCCGAGGTGGCGGATCAGGCGCGCTTCGTGGTTGCCCTCGATGTAGATGATCTCCGTATCGGGACACGACACGCGAATGTCATTCAGGAACGCATGCAGCCACTTGATGCGGCCGATCACATCCCATTCGCGCGGGTCGACGCCATACTTGCCGAACTCGGGCAGGTCCAGTGCGTCGCCGTTGATTACGACCTTCTCGGGCTGAACCCGCTTGGCCGTGTCGATGAAGCAGCGGCGCCAGAACGGATCGCATTCGATGTCGTGAACATCCGAGCACACGAGAACCGTCTGGAAGCGCTTCGAGCTTGGCCGCAGATACGCGTCTTCCCAACCCGACTTCTCGACGTTCATGCGGCGCTGCACGTCCTTGCTTGCGTGCTTAGCAATCGCGCGCTCGAGTCCGTGCGCGTGGCGCGACAGCGTAATGCCGGCTTGTCGTTTGAACTCAGAAAAAGTTCCGTAGAACCTATTCCAAGTCGACTCGGATATCTCCGAGTGCACGCGGAAGTAGTTGCGCGAGATGACCTTGTCTTCGTCGATCTTGGCGATGCGCTGAAGCTCGGCAATGCAGTCGTCTGCCGTCCAGTCGTCGCGGAACTTGCGCTCATTCTCCGACAGCGGAACCTTGATCTTGCCGCGGAGCGTGGATTCCGGGATTCCGAGCTCGCGGGCTGCGGCACGGACGCTGCCATGCTCCTTGACCGCCTTCTTTAGCTCGCGAATATCCACGGTTTCCCCTAACTATTGAGTTGACATTTATATTCGCCGCACCATGCGTCGGCATCGACGATCGGCCATGCAACCGCAGTGCAGCCCGTCGCCACGTCATAGACGAACGACGGAGGATTGCGCCGGCACTTGATTTCCTCGCCGCGCTTGAAATCGCTGAACCTGCATGTCTTGCAAATCTCCGTGCGCTCAGCGACGACTTTTACTGTCTTGCGAGCTGCCATCGGAGATCCAGAATAAAAAAGCCCGCAGCCTTTCGGCGCCGGCAGACTAGCCAGGGGAAGCTAGCGAGGAGATTGGGTTGAAGGCTTGACGCTCGGCCCGCATGGCGCAGTGGCCTCCTATCGGAGCGCGCGACCGACTCTGTTTCACCTTCGTGGTGGACGACTGAAACGGCCTGCAAAGATCGCCGTTCTAGCCCGTTAGCAGAACGGGATCAATCGTCCATCATGAAGGCCCGAGCTTTGCACTCGGCCGCCGGCTTGCGTACCGGAGCTTTCCTCTGGCGGGCAGCGGAAGAATCGAACTCCACCCGGCGAGGATTTGGAATCCTGCCTGCTCCCTGAGCTACCACCCGTGTTCTTCGTATCCGCTCGTAGCCCCAGAGGCACATTAAGGCCACTTTCAGGCCTTTCCGTATCCGATGTGGTACGAAAGCGGGTGCCCCGTCATCCGGTTTTGCTCTGCGTAGCCGACCTACGCGTGATGACGGAGCGGGGGATCACATGCCCCACAACGCCAGCGCCCACTGATCGCACCATTTCGACCACGTGTGGTGGTTGCGGGCTGCGGCGTTAAGCCACTCGGCGAAGATGTGATTGGGGTTCATTTAGTCAACGCCCTCAGTTGGTCCAACTTGGCAATCATCGAAGCCCTCAACGCCGGATCGATGTTGCGCATGCGCTCGAGATCCAGTTCCAGGCTGTCGATTAACTCTTGAGCGTTCATTGCTTACTCGAAATTCTGTCCGGGTACTCTCCGGAGAGAGCCGTGTTGCGCGGCAGGCGGGATGTCACTGCTCTCGATCTGGCAGCGGCGGGGTAAAGAGGGCTTCCCAAGCTTTGCGCGTCTCGCTCAACCCGGCTGGCCGCTTGAGCGTGATAATCGGGCGCTTTGGCGGGTTCTCTGCGGCGCGTTTCGCTTCTCGGGCTTCTCGGGCTTGCTTTGCCGCATAGACATCTTCCGGGTTCCCGTAGTGACTTAAGGGGAGGGCGGCTGAGCGCATGGCAGGCAGAAAGCAAAAAAGCCACCGCGAGGGTGGCTTGTGTATGCGTTGCGCGTGGACGCAACTTGGCTTGGGTGAAATGTACCGGTTCACGTAACGGTATTCAAGCAGTCCGTGTAACGGTTTTGCACTTGTTCCATCACGCGCCATGAATATGTTGCCGGCGCTCCGTTAGTCGAGCGTTCAGTGATGATGACTTGACCCGATTCCGCAAGCGCCTGCAGTACCCTATATACGGCCATCTGCACGCGTTTGCGCTCTCGTTCGTCGGCCTTCTTCGGCGCGACGTAGTTGACGATCTGTCTCATCCTGAATTCGCGGCCAGGGTAAGGCGCGAGGAGAGCCATTACTTCTCCTGCAAACTTCATCGGAAGGCCCTCTCAACTCGACGTTTGACGCTGGCAAGAATCGTTTCGTATCCCGCCACACTAAGTCTGGTGTCAGGATCAATCGCATTGATGCGTCTCACCGCCGCGTGAATTCCAGAACTGTATCGCGCGTACTGCCATGGCGAGACGTACTCAGCCTGCAACACTTTGCGCTCTACTTTGATCGACAGGTCGAATATTCGCTGCACGACTTTGGCCCGCTCGATATGGATCGGGGCCTTGTTCGGATCGTTCTCAGCCTCCGTTGGCTTTTCTTGAAGATATTGCAGACCACAATGATCCGGCTCCATCGGCCCCGTTTCCGGTCCTGACCGACACCATCTGGCCCAGTTGTTCAATTCATGATCCGCTAAACTTTCCACGTTACCCCCGCCGTCCGGTGTTTAGGTGTGCATAATTGTACAACAAATACAACCCCTTGCGTGTAACGGTAAGGGGCTATCTACAGGTTGTGCTACTCCCTCTCGCCGGCAATGTTGATCCATTCGTACTTCACCCCTTCCTCCCGCTCCCACGGCGGCGGGACATAAGGGACTGGCTTATCTCTGTTGGCTCGTCTCTTCGTCGGCGCAACGTAGCGGGGACGGTGGAGGAGGTACAGGCCAACCAGTCCGCACATTGAGGCGACACCGAGGGCGTAGCCGACTAGTAAGCCGGGGACGAAGGCGGTCATGCTGTCTCCTTTGCGGTTTCTGCCAACTCACCCATCACCCGCTTGACTGTGTTCATGCAGGCTTCGTCGAATCCGCTGCCGAATTGCTCAATATCCACAACGACGCCCATCAACTCATAAACCTGTTGGCGGGCCATTTCTCGATATGCCCGCAGCGCTCGCGCCTCCGCCTCAAGCGCCTCAAAATCCGAATACCGCACGTACACGCCGTTCTCTACCGGCATTGAGCTAGTCCCGTATCGTTGCACCATGTTTGTCTCCTATACCTTGCTATGCGTTGTTGAGGGATAGACGGGCGGGTTTCATGCGGCTTCCTTCTCTGCGTATTCCGACACCCGCACCGCGACATGCGGAATGGACCCGTATTGCTTGACGATGGTGGCGGAGATCACCTGTTTATCGTCGCTGTAGACAATGCCGTTCAGTGAGTCAAGGATCGCCTTACAAACGTTGTCGAGGTCCGGTTTAACGGTGGCACCGATCAGGCCGCGCAGGGCGAGTTCCTGGCGCTTCTTCGACCAACTCGCCGGGATCGGCATATGCATCGTCAGTAGAATGGCAACAGGGCGCCTCATCGGTGCTGCGCCGTCCATCGCTTGGGCAGCTGCGAGTTTGATCAAGCTCTCATAATTCGCCGTCTTCTCGGGCGTTCGAACCTGCACATGCGCGCCGTGGCGTGAAAACTTAGGACGCCCTTTGCCGACCGGAACGCCGGGGACGTTGAAAGCTATGGTTGTCACGCTTCCTCCAATTCGAGATTCATCTTGCGACTGCGAACAGGTTCCCACTCGGCGTAGGCTCGGTCCCACACGTCGAACTTGTATTCCCGCGTCGCGCTACCCTGGTCGATAAACGCATGGCACGCGCGGCAGCCGGGGACAGTGAATTCGTGTTTCGCCTTGATGCCCATTCCCTTGCCGTGTCGGGCCTGATTCGAGTGGCATGGCACTACGGTTTCCCCGCCACCGAGACAGCCTCTCATCCGCAGAAAGCACGGTTCGCCGCGACACGCATCGAGATACTTCGATCCCTCAGCCACGGTTGGCTTACGCGACTTCCGCTTTATCCCACCGCTTCGCAACTCCGCGCGCCAGTCCTTTTGATCGACCGGTGAGCTTTTCCAGGAGCCGCGCTGGAGCGAGCTTTTGCGCGGGCCGAAACCAGATCGCTTCATGCCGCACCCCGAATGTCTTCAATGCCGCGCGGAGCCGGGTCGGACCACTGGACGTCGCGCTCTGCGCCGAACGCGTACATAAGCTCGACCAGATCGCCCATCTCGCGAATCGTCATGTTCCGCGTGCGGGCACCGATCACTACGAAACCGCCGTCGATTCCAGGAACGGCTTTCTGCTTTTTCAGTGCCGCTGTCAGAACGTCTTTCCACTCGTCGGAAGTCAGACGCTGGCCGTACCATTCGACCTGACGTGAAAGGTCGGCGAGCATCGCCCACATCTTCGCGTTCTGGTCCAGCGAGCGCGTACGCGGCTTGATCTCGCACACGAACCCGTCCGGCGCGTTGATGACAGCACGGCTTGCCATCTGGCGGGCTGTGGCGTGGACGAGGCGGAACACCTGCTTGTCGGTCATGCCGCAATCTCCTGTTCGGCCATATGGCAGAAAATGCCGCAGCTCATATCGGGTTCGGACTCGTAGTCGCCTACGTCGGGCGGTAGTTCACGGAGCCATACGCGGCGTGTAACGTTGTTCTCGGTCACCTTGCATACCTGGCGGCCTAGGTGTTCCTCGACGCGTGCCATGCGTTCGAACGTCTCAGGGAAGTCGATGCGGATCTTGTTCCAGTACCCAGCGCCTCCTTTCACGCAGCCGATGCAGTTGTTGTTCCGGTAGCCGAGCGCGTACATGGCCGGCAATTCGATGCCTGCGCCCTTTAGGATCGCGAGGCAGTCGCCCTTCGACAGACCGCGGTCAATCAGCGGCGTCCACAAATCAACGTCATTGTTCGCGTCGATGAAGCGGTCAACGCGCTCCTGTTCTTCCATCGTGTAGCCGAATACCTGCCGGTCGCCGGGACGTTCGAACGACTGCCGCACGCCTTTCTTCAGCAGGCGAGTGCAGGCCGCACCCTTCGGGCTAACGAGGAATCGCTCACGGCGGAAAACTTCATAGATGGACGCCTCGAATTTTTCGTTCCGCAGCACGACGACCTCCTGATCGAACCACTTTTTGCAGTCAGCCAGAAAGCGTCGATTGTCCGGGTGTTCCTCGATCACTTCGGTGTAGGCGATGACGACTTCGGCGCCCGACTTGCGCGCATCCGCCAGCGCGAGCTTTGTGGCAACGGCACTGGCTGCGCCGCATGAGAACCAGCAAACAATCCTGCTCATGCTCGCTCCTCGTACGCCCATCCGCCGTCAGTCCCGCTGTAGCCGCTCATATCGCACCAGCCATTCAGGGACCAATCCCATCGCCGCCATACGTATGCGAGCCAAACGAGATTGCCGCGCACGGTTACGGGATACCAGGCGAACCATTTCTCACGTTTTGTGTTGCCGCTCACGCCTTCACCTCGCTCGCCAGATACTCCGCGGTAGCCGTCGACATCAGCGCATCCATTGCGGATTCGAGCGCGTACAGAAGTTCCATGGCACTCTTGGTGCGGAACCCTTGGGCGCTGGATTGCTCTACCTTGCGTGAGAGGGTTGCCACCTTGACAACGTGTTCGGCTGAGTTATTCATGCTGTTTGCCCTCTCCAGGTGAGGTTTTGATCGATAAGGGAATTGCCAAGCGGCTTGTCCATCCATTGCAAGCCGCTCCACCACGCTTTCCATTCATACGGCCAGCCGCCATCGAAGAATGAGATTTCGTACCAGCCAACTCGCTTTGGCTTCTGATGCGGCTCGTACCAGTCAGTCACCATTGGCGTGCTCCGGTTGGCTCTGTGCCGCAATCGCCCGGCGCTGCGCCTCTTGCAAAATCCTCGTGAAGCGATCCACGGAACAGAAAATTCCTGAATCGGCCATCAGTGCGATGATTTCGCGGTGGCTCATGCCGACGACTAGTTGCGTTGGTTCTTTGGGTTGGGTGCTCATGCCGGCTCCTTGATGTCGTCAGTTACTTCGTCGTTGACGGGGAGTCCGCTGACGGGGCGGAGCCAGTCGTCAGGCGCGAGGTGTAGGGTCGACAGCCTTTTGTTAGTGCCATCGGGGCGAGCGGTCATCATCGGCCGAGGTGAATTCACGACCCAGCAAAACCCCAGTCCACCCCAATCCCCATGTGCCTTTACAACTTCGACGATCGCGCCCACGCCGTGGCCCTTCAATGACTTGATCACGATCGCCAAATCTCCAGGTTTGCAGTTCACGCAACCTCCATTTCTTCGGGTGAGTCGGTCAGGTGGATAAAGACGCGGCCCGGTTGCCCTTTTATCTCACCGATTGGCTGTATCAATGCTGCGAACGGATTGATTCGTCCTTTGGCGATTGCTTTCTTCGCGCGGTAATCGCGTGACGTTTCGGATTTCGTTTTCAGGGGCGGCCTTGGAGCATTCGCGCCAGCGCCAATTGCCCATACTGCCGACCAATTTCCCGTACCAGACGCACTGGTATGCCGCCAGTCAACTGCATGCCATTTACTTTCTGCATGCCTGGAAAGAATCTGTGTCACGCGCACATACGACGCCGAGCAACTCGCAGCAATTTCCCTGGCTGTTAGCGGGACCGCTTGCGATAACACCTTCATTATTTCGGCCTCTACCCATGAGTAGTCAGAGACGAATTGCTTTGGGCTGCGGCTACCGAGGCCAATGAGGCGTGCACGGTGCAGCGCGCCCCGCCAATTCCTGCCGGGCAATCGATGGAGATGCGATTTCAGCGATCCGTGGCCGCTCCAGATTTCGCGGAGAATCGAGTCCTCCGCTTCCGACCACGGGATAAACCGCGCCCCGAGACCGATCCCGAACGCGTGACTCTTGATCGCATCCGATGATCGCTTTGGAAACAAAGCACGCAGTTCGTCCGTAGTCATTTGCGAGTGCCATACGTCGCGGAGAATTCGTTCCTCCGCGGTAGTCCACAGTTTCCCGCCCATTACGCCGCCTCCTTCAGTTGCGCGCGCTCCTGCTGCGCCTCTAGTTCAAACTTGATTTGCACATCCCTAATAAGCCGGGATGCATAGTCGGCTTCCATGTCGCCGGATTGCGCCTTCAGAGCGGCGATAGATTGACGTGCGCCCGCCAAGTCGTATTGATCGAGCATTTGCTCCTTATCGAGCTTCACGCAAACTAGCTTGAGGGCGTCAGTCACGATCGGCAATGAATTTCGTTCCGCGTGGAGATCGAAGGCATCAATCAACCCGCAGAGCGACGGAACGAACTCATACACATCGTTATGTGCCAACTCGCTGAAGATGGGCTTGCCGTCTTCCGTGACGCTGACCATGCCGCTGTGCTCGATTTCATCGAGGATTGCCTCGACAGGCTCAAATACGGCATGGATCTTCCACGGCTGCGCGCGGAGCTTGACGTGACCGGCGCGTGATTGCGGGTTGTACTTCTTGCCGCGCTTTTTCGTTGCGCCCATTACGCCACCTCCGCGAACAGATCGCCAATCAGCGGGATCTCTTCGACGCAATGCGGCGAGCACCAGAGCGTTTCCGACGCCGCATTCTCGACTGCCTCGTCGGTGAGCGCATAGCCCTTGCGTGCCGCCCACGTGCGGGTATGCCAGCCACACTCGAGCAGCGCGTCATGCTCGCCAGCGTGCCCGCACAGAACGATCCTCAGTTTCTTGTTGTCGCCATTTGCGGCACACCATGAACGGACCTCATTCGCTAGGTCTCCGCCGACGCCGCCCGCTGCGTAATCCATCGCACCCTTCGTGTAAGGCGGATCGAGAAAGACGCCCGTCAGGCCATGGCGGATCGTGACTGAATCCTTGACGACGCGGCCCCAGTCGCCACAGGTCACGCGAACATCGCGAAGCCGGGTCTGCAGGATTTCGAACCATTCGCGAATGAACGACCCCCGCCCGGAGTTGCCGAGGTGCGGGAGTTGGCGGTTGATGCCTTTGCCAGCGTCGCCGAGGTGCGGGAGTTGGCGGTTGATGCCTTTGCCAGCGTCGCCGAGGTGCGGGAGTTGGCGGTTGATGCCTTTGCCAGCGTCGCCGAGGTGCGGGAGTTGGCGGGAATCGATGATCCTTTCGCCGTCATGAATCCACGGCCCGCTGCCAGAACACCAGCCAGAACCGATCCAGTTGCACGCGCCCCAGCACCACCATCCGGCAATCCGCGCGTCATAGAACATCGGGTCGGCGTTCAGCGTGTCGACCAAACCTTCCTTCTGACGCACCAGCCACGAATGACGAGCGAAGAGGTCGACCTCGTTGCACGGCCAGTCGGCTTCAGCAGCCACCGCTTCAGCGTCACGCGATACTGCGCGCCAGAAGTTCGCGACGAAGCCGTCAGCGTCATTAATCGTTTCGATGCGTCTGCCTTCCGGCGCACCCAGCAGCATTGCGGCACTCCCGGCGAACGGCTCGACATAGTTGTCGACGTCACCGAAAGCGGCCCATACAGCCTCACATGCAAGCGCCTTGCCCCCAAAGTACGGGAACGGCGCGGCCAAAGTCCCGGCTAATGATTTCATGCTTTCACCCCGTAAGCAGTCCTCACCGCACCGACTGAAGCTCTCTCTATCACTTCCCCACCCCCTTACTTATTCCGTTGATCCCAGATCCGCTTTAACCCTGCCTTAACCTGCTCAGCATCCTCTTTACTCAGAATCGCCAGGTTAGCGATGTAAGCCCGGCGCGCATCAAGATCCCACGCCGCGATCTCTTCGAGTACTTCTGCTAGTTGGGCAGGGGTCATGGTCGTTTCCCCGCGTAACTCGTCCTGAACATCTCCTCCAACTGCTGCTCACGCCTCCATCCCGCAAGGGCTTGTTCAGGGCCAATGTCAAACTGGGCCAGCCGGTGAGAGTCGAGCGTCCGCATACACAGGTCGAACGTTTCGCCGTTGTTGTCGCCCGCGAAGTACACCCGGTCAATCGCAGCAATGACGCCCTCAGACGTGTTGAGGAAGTAGTCTTCGAGAATCGCGTCCATCTCGTGGTCGTCGTACTTGTATCGCTCGCCACTGTCAGGAATTTCGACGATCTTGTGCGCCTCCTTGCCCGTGATCCGGTAGATGTGCCAGCCGACCGACTCTAGGAATTCATCCCGCTCGCGATCCTTTACCGGGTCATGCCAATCCTTGCCGTCCAGTTCGACTCCAACCCTCAGGTATGGATTGGCGAAGTCAATGAAGTAGTTGAACAGCGGAAACTGCGGGTAGAGCGGGGTGCCAAGCCCGCGAATGTCGATCCATGCGCGAGTCTCGATCGGCGACGCATCGCGCATCCAGTCGACAAAGTACGGGTCAATGGTTCCGCGGATGTGTCGGCGGCTCGCAGCGATAATTTCCTCGTACTTCTGCTGATATACGTAGCGCAGCACGCCCCACTTGTCGGTGATCTTTTCAGCGGCTGCGTACAGCGTATGCATGTCTTTCTTGAGCACGATCAGTCCTCCAGTTTCGAGCGGCGACGCGTTCCGCCGGACGCCTGCGGCCATTGCCCTGACCATGAATCGAAGCGCGTCTGGTCTCCTTGATAGAAAAGGGCGATGTCTCGGCACGCGCCCTGACGGTTCTTCTCGACTTGAAGCCATGCGAAATTGGCGAAGTCGGAACCGAGATCCGGGTTGTCCTTGATGGGGCGATGCAGGAACGCAATCACATCGGCGTCTTGCTCGATGGAGCCGCAGTCGCGGATGTCTTTCATCTTGAAACGCGCTCCGCCGTCTGCCGCACGATTCAACTGAACCAGTTCAATCACGCCGATTCCCAGTTCTTTTGCGAGCGCCTTAATGCCGCGCGAGATTTCCTCGAGCTGGTAGTTGCGCGTCTGCGATTCGTCGCGACCGTTCATCAGTTGGAGGTAATCGACGACCAGCAGGTCAATGCCATGCTTTCGCTTTGCGGCGCGAGCCTTGTTGCGAACATCAAGGAGATTCACGCCGCCTTGATCGTCAGTGACAAGCGACAGTTCGTTGATCTTGTGTGCCGTTGCCGTCAGAGAATTCCAAAAGTGCGAATCGCTTTCTCGCGCTTTCAGCACTGAATCGAGCGACACGCGGCCCAACATGGCGATCAGGCGATCATTCAATTCCGTCTGGGTCATTTCGAGCGAAAGAACGAGAACGCCGTAATCGTGCGCAACGTTCGCTGCCACAGTTAAGCCAAGCGCGGTCTTGCCAACTGATGGGCGGGCGCCGAGTACGACGACGTTGCCGGGGCGAATGCCGCCGCTCAGAATGTCATCCAGATCGGGCAGGCCGGTAGGGATCACTCGCATCTTGCCTTCCATGCGCTCGTCGAGAACGGCCATGTGCGTCGCCATATGTTCGCGGACCAGCTTCGGCTCGCGCTTGATACGCGCTTCGGCCAGCGTTTCGAGTTTCATCGCGGCATGGTCGATCAGCGTGTTGGCGTCGTCCGGAGACGTGCCAACCCTTTCCTGTATCTCGGACGCAACCGTGAGCAGGCCACGCTTCTGAGCGCGATCGCGGATGCTGGCCGCCCAGCGGCCGATGTTGGCCGAACTTACCGTATTCGATACGAGCGAATTGAGATAACTCAGGCCACCCGTATCTTGATCCCGTCCCTTGGACTTCAGGCGCTCGAAGACCGTGATGATGTCGACGCCGGCGCCGTTGGCGAGCATGTCCACGATCTCGGAATAGATCGCACGGTGATCGCCGCGGAAGAAATGTTCGGCGCGCAGATCGCCAATGCGGTCAATCGAATCGTTATCCGACATCAGAGCGCCAAGCACGAATTGCTCAGCCTCAACTGCCTGCGGAATGCTTCTCGAAATGTCGTTCGCCGTCATGCTGCTTCCCGGTTAGGTCTGTCATGAAATCTGTGCGCCTGCTTGCCGACCGAAGTCAGTTCGCATTTCCCATCCGCCGTGAAAAACCAGAGCTTGTAGTAGCCCTTCTCGACGTAGTTCAAAAAGTGTCTTCGCCAATCTTTCTGTCTTCGCGATTCATTTGCGCCACCTGGCAGGTGTTCGCGTTTGAAGACGTTCCAGCAGAGCTGGATAAAATCCATCGGCAACTTCACGCCGTCTGCGTACTCCAGCAACGCCTTGTATTCGCTGATCGGCTTCTCGCCCGCGTTCTTGCAGGCCTCAACCCATGTCTTCAACGAAACACCGACCTTGCGTTCCCGCTTGGGCTTTGCATCTGCGTACTCCGCTGGCTGCTTGCCAGGTTCCCGCTTTTGCGCATCATCCCGATTCAACCCCTCGTCGCCGTCAGGCGATGGGGGGGTAGGGGGGGATTTTTCTTTCTCTCCCTCTATCTCTCTCTCTTCCTCTGTCTCTGGTGCATCATCGTGATATCCGTCTGATATCAAGCTGATATCGCCTTGCTCCAACCATCCACCGTTAAGCTCTAACAGTATGTTTTCTAAGGCGTTTTCAGTAGTCCTAAGCCGGAACGACAAATCTTCAATCTCCGGAAGCCAGCCATCACTCTCACTTGCAATCAACCACAACATCACAAGCGTTTTTGCAGCTTCAGGGTTCAGTCGATGCCACCCTCTGTCGTCCAGAATGTCTCTGTACAACTTCACCCAAGGAGGCTTCCTGTCCTTGAAGTGCTGAAACTTGTTCCAGTTGCGAATGCGATATCGCAGCACTTACTTCCCCCGAATCATCTTGACGAGCGACACACAAAGCATGTGGGCCTGCTGCTGTTTTGATTGCTTGGTCTTCAGGTGGCCGATGTTGCGGGCCATCTCCAACTGACGCTCCTGCTCGGGCGTTTTCATATTCAGAAGATCCCGCTTCATCTCAGCACCCCAGGCAGAAAATCACAGCGATAACCGGAAGCGCACAGAGAGCCGCCAGGCAGATTACGAACGTCACTGGCGAGTGCCAGATTCGGTCGAACAGCGATTCGTTCTGACGGGCCATATACGCTTCCCATTGGGCGCGCTGGAGTTTGTCGCGGTTGCGAAGTGTCATGCGGCCATCCCATTTGCGTGGCTCGATGTCTTGATGGCGTCGAGTTCTGCGGCAGAGGCCACCAGACGATCGTATTCATCGCGAGGCACCGGGACCAACCCCAGCTTCTCGCACTCGTATTGAACTGGCGCATATGTGCCGCACAACTCCATCAGTGCGACCCGCTTCACCATCAGCGCGCCGGCATTGCCCTGCAGGATGCGCGTCATATAGCCCTTGTCGATCGACAGTTGCTTGCCGATGAAGTCCTGTGTGAACTTCGAAAGTTGGATGCACAGACGAACTGCGTCGAGCTCGTCGTCACACATGCTCAACAGTTCGACAGGGGCTGCTTTCACTTTCTTTACCTCTCCGTGTACGGGCATTTCGCGTTGCATGGTTGTTCACCTTTCCTATGGTTTGTTCCTCTTGCGAGGTGTTGACGGTCCCTTTGGAAGAAAAATGGCGACAATTCGTGCCGCCATTCAGGCTCTACAACTTATGAACAAATGCCCCCGGTTACTGATGACTGCTGTTTTTGACTCACCCCCCGATGCAAAGGGAGCGGGCCATTTATTGGTTGTGCATCCTGGCTTGCTTGCGGCGTCTTTCCGAACTCCCGCCCGTTGGCGGCTGGGCGTCGTCGGTGGATTTAACTTGCTCTGCGCGAACCTCATCAAGGAGCTTCTGAAGGCTCATAACAATGTCGTAGGACACGCGCTTGCCACGCCGCCCGGTCAGGATTGCGGAAACGGTAGACTGGTGGACACCGGAACGACGCTCGATTTCTTTCTGCGTCAGACCGCGTGCAACGAGTTCGGAGAGGATGGTTTGTGCGCTCATGAAGTACATCATATTGCAAATGTACTTATTGCACAAGTACCAAAGCAATCCCATACCCTATTACGATTGCAATATGGCTAACACATTTGGCGATAGGGTCCGTGAACGCCGCGAGGCCCACGAAATGTCGCAAGAACAACTAGCAAAGGCGTCGGGAGTATCTCAATCGACAATCGCTCAGATCGAGTCGGGACGAAATAAGGGTACGAAGCATATTCTGAAATTGGCAACGGCGATCGGCGTCCGCCCGGAGTGGCTGGAAACCGGGCGCGGCCCAATGCACAAGTCGTCGGTTGGCGATGCTCCGATCAGTGCCCCAAAAGTGGGAGTAATTGTCAAATCGGAGGACCCTGGTAAGCATACGATTACGGAAAAGAAGCCCTCGGCGTATGGCAATGTAGAGCGCATTGCGATGGGGCACCGAGAGATCCCCGTAATCAGCTACGTGCAGGCCGGCATGATGACAGAAGCGCTAGACCCATTCTCATTGGGCGAAGGATTTGAGACCATTACTGTTGGCTTCCCGTGTTCGGAGCATACGTTCGCGCTCCGGCTCAAAGGGAAGTCGATGTTGCCGAAGTTCGAAGAAGACGACGTAATCGTGGTGGACCCGCTGGAGCAGCCAATACCGGGCTCGTTCGTGGTCGCGAAAAATACCGAGGAAGAGGCGACCTTCAAGAAGTACCGAGCATTGGGAGTCGACGAACACGGAAACGCGGTTTTCGAGCTGGTCCCGCTGAACGATGATTTCGCGACGTTGCACAGCCAGCGCGATCATCTACACATCATCGGTGTGGCGATTGAGCACCGGAAAAAGTTGCTCAAATAGCCACTTGAAGTAACAATATCTGGGCCGAAAGCCAGCATAAGTCTGGCGCCGCCCATGCGTCATCCGCCAGAAATGGCGCCGTGGAAGCCCGCCCAGCGCGGGCTTTTCTACATCTGCAATACCCCTCCAAAACCCTACTAAAAAAATTATTGCCGATGTACTTGACCTCCATAAGTACATTTGCAATAATGACCCACATCAGCAGCACATACCAGCACCAACAACGCAGTGACGAACGAAGAGGGGATGAGATGAGCCACACGCCTTACTTGGAACGCGAACTCAACGGCGGAACGCAGAAGGTCTACCGCTTTGATAACGGCCTTGGTGCCAGCGTCGTGCAACACAAGTACAGCTACGGCGGCGACATCGGCCAGTGGGAATTGGGCGTCGTGAAGTTCGACGGCGACGAATGGCATCTGACATACGAGACGGACGTGACCAGCGACGTCCTTGGATATCTCGAATGGTCGGAGGTCGAAGGCTACCTCGATCAAATCGCCGCGCTGCAAGTCGCATAACAGGTCGAAACCGCCCTTGGCGGTCTACGGGTTAGGCCCGTACTGACGAGACCGTGAATCACCGCATCAGAATCAAATACAGGTACGGCATGGCGCCTACCTGGTGGGGCAGGGGATCTTTAACACGACTAGAAGGGATACCCGCAAGGGAGCGCCCAACGCCCTACCGCTGAAAAGATCGGGGCCTATCACTCTGCCGCCTGGCTCCCAGATGGCGCTATAGAACGGCAGGGTGATTGAGTAGTAGACCACAGCAGACCGCGAGCTGGCCTAGCCAGGAGTAGCGCGGCTGCTGTGCGTAGCAGTTTTCAGATGAGCGCATTCCGCTCCCTGCCAAAGTAGTCCGGCGTAAGGCCGGTCGGCTCGGGCCAAATCCGAGGACGCCGTTCGAAAGGGCGCCGTTTAAAGGGACCGGAAACACCAGTAGGAAACTCCCTGGCAAAGCGCAGTGCGTTCTTCTGAAGACTGTTTTTGCAGTACGAACCGGCGTGATCCGGCTTGCTGGCGAATCCGGGCTGGCCATGAACGACCCGGCATCAACGAAAGGAGATTGACATGCGAAGTTGCCGATCCCACATGAGCGAAAACACGATCTAAGTCGGCGCGCTGCTGCCAATGACGGCATATAGCGATAGCGCTGGGGCATGTAGTTTCCCAGCGGAGAAAATGACAGCCGGGAATAGACCGGCCCTCAGCAGTTTTGAGGCGTGGCGATTGTCAGTCGGATTGACCGGCGCGGAGAAATCCAAGGATGCCCCGATCAGTCGCCACGACCTGAGAACTGCAATCGAGTCCCCTTGTAGTTGCCCGTTCAATTAGCTGGTAGCGACAAGGTGACTTTCACATGATGGCATTCAGGACTGCGAAGATCGTAGATAGACAGCATGCTAAATTTTGATTGTGGCATTTACGCGATTACTGCCCCGAGTGGCAAGCAATACATTGGCCAAGCGTTGTCTTTCAAAAAGCGGTGGAGATCTCACTTATACGAGCTTCGCCGTGGAGAGCATCACTGTTCGGGGCTACAAAACGCTTTCAACAAGTACGGCGAGCAGGCTCTGGTGTTTTCAAAGATAGCCATAGTTCATCACGAGCAGTTAAGCGTGCGTGAGCAGGAGCAGATTGATAGCCGGCCTCGAAAGATGATTTACAACATCGCCTTGTTCGTTGGAAAGCCGAACAAAGGCCGCAAAGTCTCCGAAGCGACAAGGGCAAAGTTAAGGGCATGTAAGGCCCATAACAATCCGCACAAGGGAAAGCCGAAGTCCGCCGAGCAGAGGAAGAAGATCGCCGACTCAATGCGGGGCAGAAAGAGGGGACCATATTCCCCCCGGCCTTCGTCGAAGAAGCCCTTGGTAAAGAAGACTCGCCCTGCGAAGAAAGTCATTTGCGTGGAGACGGGAGAAGCGTTCGTGTCGCTGGCGTTCGCGGCTGACGCTATGAAGCGAAAAGGAAATGAGCGCGCTTGCCAGCAAAACATCAGGCAAGTATGCGATGGCCTAACCAAGAAAGCATACGGATACACGTGGAGATTTGTCGACGACTCGGGTAATTGCATCCCTCCGACTCGCAAGAGGCTGTCGAAGGCACAGGCAAAGTTTAGGGCAGCATCAAAAAACCAACTGGTCTTACTCTAAGGAAAAGACATGAGCAGAAAGCACAACCAACGCACCCGCGCCGAAATCCTCGCGAAGCGCGAGCAACCGATCAAAGCATGGGCAGGATGGCTCGTTCTTGGTGGTTCGCCGACCGTCATCACCACGCGCTCTGTCACGTCACGCAGCAAATACATGCCGCACTTCGGCGCAAAGCAGGAAGCGAAGTTGCGCCGTCAGCGCGAAACGCAAGAGCTTCGCCAAGCAGCGTAAGGGAGACGGCCATGAGCGAAGTTCAATTTCCTGAAAGAGGCCAGTTCTTCGGCGTGACCCATGCAGGCGGCAAGGACGGTTCTTTCCGCGACGATGTGTGGGAATGCATCGCCAGTGACGAATTCCGAATCGTCGCTAAGCCAGTCATGCCGTCTTGGCTCAAGACGCACGTGTTCTACCGATCTGAGTGGGTCATTCAGAGCGTTTCGGATACTGTCGTCGCCGCCGTTCAGGTCGCAGCCGAAATACGCGAGCAAGAGATCGCAGATCAAAAGGCGCAACGCGCTTAGGAGTTAATCATGAGCGAGATCAAAGATGGTGGACCGGCATTTCCGCACCCGGACTACCTGCATAGCGGGCCTGACGGCATGACGCTGCGCGACTACTTCGCGGCAAAGGCGCTGGCAGCGCTGATCAACCATCCGAATAAGGATGGCGAGAACTGCGGAGCCAAGGCGGTCCCGACGCTTGCCAAGTTTGCGTATGAATACGCCGACGCAATGATCAAAGCCAGAGGCCAATCATGAACTGGCAGCAACCACTTTCCGTAATCGACGGTCGCATGTACATCGGAGACCGCTGGGCCGGCACATTCTCGTCGCACTCCGCGGCGATGGCGGGGATTCAGATCATGCGCAACCCGATGCAGACGTACTTCGGGCCGGCGCTGGCTGAATCAGACATCGATCTTCTTGCGGCAATCGACGCCGACGAGGTTTGACATGAAACCTGTTAGAGCCGTTCACCGCCTGATGACGGTGGCAAGAGAAAAGATGCAGCACCTTGGCTTCGTCTACCGGATCGACCGGGTAACGCGGACGGGCAGGGTGCTGGATTCGGAGTATGTCGATTACGCGCACGACGTGTGCTGGTGCTGACCATGACCGACAAGACAGACAACCGCGAGACATGGCGGTCCGCATTCGATGAGCGTCACGAGTTCGATGTTTATCCCGATCACTTCATGGCAGGCCTGCGGAACGAGTTTTGTGCCGGTTGGCATGCCGCGATGAAAAGCCAAGCTGACAGCCAGCCGAAAGCGCTGACAGCCGAACAGATCGCCCGCGCAATATGGTCGATCCGGCGTGAGGACGAGGACCGATGCGACATGGAGCTTGAGGACATGAGTAAGGGTCACTCGGTCTGGAAAGAAGCAGCCGCGGTACTCGCCCTCCTGGAGGCCACCAAATGACAACCACAATCATCGCCGCCGGACTATCCCTCTGGGGCATCGCCGCACTGTTTGCGATGGCTTTTATTCGCGGCGCCAATCCGCCGGAGCGAGTTGGTCAACGTAGGGAGTGTGAGCAATGAGCACAGTAGCAACGAGCATTGAAGATCGGGTGAAGACGATTCTGGCGGCGCAGTTTTGCGTAGATGCCGAAGAAATTGACCTGTCCGCAAACCTGAAAGATCGCTATCAGGGCGACTCGCTGGATCAGGTCGAGATCGTGATGGCTGCCGAAGACGAATTTGGATGCGAGATTCCGGACGAGGAAATGTTCTCAATGATGACCGGACAGCAGTTGGTTGATCTGGTGACGGCGAGGGTGAAATGAAAACCGCACTCGACGACTGGATCGAATTCACCCGCGCATCGATTGACGAGCAGTTGGCTGAGATTGCGGCGAAGGATGAGGCCGCGTTTGCGCGGTTTATGCAGCAGCTGTTGGGGTCGCTGGATTGATTTCGAAGCGACGGCCGCTGGAGTATTAGCTACAAGCCGCGAGCGGATGAAAGGCCGCCGCCTGGTCCCCGTCAACGGACCGCGCTGACGAGTGGCGGATTCCCACTGTAAGAACGCCGGATAACCGGGGGCCGGCACGCCACCCGCCAGCGCTTGACCTTCTACCGAATTCAGGATGACTAATCATGGGCTACCGAAAACTCCGCCATTTCAAGCAGCAGCAGCGGGAATGGGAGCATCAACAGGACTACGCGCTCGACGCCTTTCTTGATCCCGAGCCGCCGATCACAGACGACGAGTTGGCCGAGATCGCAAGCGACAAGCACTGGGAGCGGGTCGACTACCCGCGCACAGATCGTTCTTTCGGAGGTTGGTGATGAGCCTGACCTACTTCGAAACCGAAGACGCAATTGTGACGATTTCCGACGAGGCTGTGCGCCGCTACGAAAGCGAGCAAGACATGCCCCGCACCACCACCATTCACACCGCGATCTTTGCGGGGTCAGCCATCGGCCTCGTCGTCACCTTCGCTGCGCTGGTTGTTACGAAAATTTGGGGAGCATGAATGGAAGGCCTGACGCTGGACGACCTGAAGATGATCCGCCATATGGTGGGCGCGACATCGCAATACAAAACTCGTGATTGGGGCTTCCGAAACTATTACGCGACAAGTGGCGGTCGCGCGATGGCGGCACTCGACCGGCTCGTAACGCTGGGCTACATCGTGAAGGGCAGCAGCAGCCCAAACATGCACTACTACCACGCCACCGAAAACGGCTGCATTGCGGCTGGCCTGAACGCACAGCAGATCAAACGCGCACTGGAGGACAACTGACATGACCGACTACAACGAGCAGCAACGCAAAGAAGCGATCCGCCAGATGAGCGAATACGTGGACAGCATCGATGAGCGCCGTGAGCGGGCGATTGAGGCGCTGGGTGAGAAGTATTTGCTTCATCCGGCCAATCAGGTTCAGCGTCGCGCGGTTCCATACGGGGAATGGACGCGGGGTGCGGCATGAGCAAACAGGCCATGCAATACGACATCGAGCGCGAAGAATTCCATCCGGTCGAGGGTGTCTGCGGCTGCGACGGCTGCGCTTACAACGGAATGCCGCTTTACGACGCCACAGGCAACGGAACGGCATGCCAACGCGCAGCTTGCTTCCCGGACGACTTCCCTGATGGACACCCGTTATCGACCAGCGACAAGCCGATCATCTGGATACGAAAGGTGGCTGCATGACCGAAATCTCCGCCGCCCGCATCGCCCAAGCCATCGCAGCCATGAAGGCTATTGATGAGGCGTGGAACGCCGATCCAACACATGCCATGGCGCCGCGTCTGATGACCGATCTGGCGATAGCGCGGATTGACCTCGAGACGGCGCTTAAGCCGATACCAATGCAGATAAAGGAAGCAGCATGAGCACAGCTCTCACAACGCGCCAAGAGTTCGGCGCCAACGAATCGACGCATGCACTGGTCGAAACCGCATCGACCGCTATCGCAGCCAAAGCGAAAGCGATGGTCGAAGCCCGCTACGTCATGGCGATGCGCCAGCCGCGCAACTGGGACCAAGTGCGTCAGGACTTGATGAGCGAATGCAAGCGCCCGTCCTTTGCGCACAACAAGAGCGCCTACTACCGCAAGCCGATCGGCCAAGGCGTTGAAGGGCTCGGCATTCGGTTCGTGGAAGTCGCGTTGCGTTGCATGAAAAACGTTCTGGTCGAAACCTCTATGACTTTCGAGGACGACGCGAAGGAAATTCACTGCGTAAGCGTGACAGATCTCGAATCGAACCTCACGTATCCGCTGGATGTTCGGGTGTCGAAGACGGTCGAGCGCTCGAAGCCGGCCGAAGATGGTTCGTATATCTCGGCTCGCAAGAATAGCTACGGCAAGATGGTCTACACCGTTCCGGCCAACGATGACGACTTGCTCAATAAGCGCGGCGCACTGATCTCGAAGGCAGTGCGGACCCTTGGTCTTCGGATTATCCCCGGCGATCTGCAGGACGAAGCCGAGGAAATCATCAAGGCTGTGCGGATGAACGAAGCCGCGCGCGATCCGGGCGCAGAACGCAAGCGCATCGCCGACGCATTCGCCGAGATCGGCGTGAAGGTCGAGGACCTGACGAAGTACCTCGGTCATTCGCTCGACACGTGTTCTCCGACTGAGTTGGTCGACCTGCGCGGTATCTATGGGGCTATCAAGGACGGCGAGGCGACCTGGAAGCAGGTTGTCGAGAACAAGGCGGAGCAGGGTGGGGAGAACAGTGATAGCGGCTCGACGGGCGCCAAGGTGATTCCGGCTTGCACCGCCGAGGACTTCGAGAAGAAGTCACCCGAATGGCGAAAGCTGATCGTCGAGAAGAAAAAGACGCCCGCCGAGTTGGTCAAGATGATCGAGACGAAGACCAAACTCAGCGATGAACAGAAACTGACGCTGGACTCATGGAGCCACGAGAATGACTGACCGCATAACTCACGACCTTATTCAGGGATCGGATGAATGGGCGCAGTTCCGCCTGACGAAGTTCGGAGCCAGTGAAGCCGCAGCAATGCTCGGCATCTCGACGAAGGCCAAGCGGACAGAGTTGTTGCACATGAAGCACACCGGCAATCCCAAAGAGTTCAGCGAATGGGTTCAGAGGAACATTCTGGACTACGGGCACGAAGTGGAAGCGCTGGCCCGGCCCATCATCGAAGAACTGATCGGGCAGGACTTGTACCCTGTGACGCGCTCACTGGGCGTGCTTTCAGCATCGTGCGACGGCCTGACGCTCGACGACGAGACTGCATTCGAGCATAAGCAGTGGAATGCGGCACTAGCAGAATCGGTGCGCAATAAGGTGCTGCCAGAAGAGTATCAGCCGCAGTGCCAGCAAATCATGCTGGTGGCCGGCGCGCAGAAGGTCATCTTCGTATGCTCAGACGGCACGCGAGACAACATGGAGTACATGGAGGTCTACCCGGATCAGGCTTGGTTCGAGCGGATCATCGCAGGCTGGGTGCAGTTCGAAAAAGACCTGACTACCTACGTGCCGCAAGTCATCGAAGAAAAGCCGATGGGCCACACGCCCGAAACGCTTCCCGCGCTGCACATCGAACTCAGCGGCGTTGTCAAGCATAGCAACCTGCGCGATTTCAAGGCTCACGCGCTGGCCGTGTTCGCGGGAATCAACCGCGAACTGACGACCGATCAGCACTTCGCCGACGCCGAGAAGACGGTCAAGTGGTGCGAAGACGTCGAATCACGGCTTAAGGCGGCGAAGGAGCACGCGCTGAGCCAGACGCAGAGCATCGACGAGCTTTTCAAGACTATCGACGACATCAGCGCCGAGGCGCGCCGCGTCCGGCTTGATCTCGACAAGCTGGTGACGAAACGCAAGACAGAAGTCAAGGAGTCGATCATCGCCAGTGGTCGCAAGAAATTCGCGGATCACTGCACCGCGCTGGTCACTGATCTCGGATTGGGTGACGTTCGGCTCGAAGTGGCAACGCCTGATTTCATCGGCGCAGCGAAGAACAAGCGGACGATGGCGAGCCTGCATGACGCGATCGACACGGCACTATCGAACGGCAAGATTGCCGCCGATGCTGCAGCCCGCGATTTGCGCGCCAAGCTGGACTGGTACAAGCCGCACGCCGAGCATGCGTTCCTGTTCCGCGATCTGCAGACGCTGATCCAGAAGCCGGCCGAAGACTTCCAGTTGGCCGTGACGACGCGGATTGAGCAGCATAAGCAGGAGCAGGCGAAGAAAGTCGAGGTCCCCGTTGTCGTCGCGCCCGCCGCAGTAGAGCCTGCCACCGCGGCAACGCAAACCGCGCCATGGATCGCGCCAGTGACGACGGCTCCGCGCGTGGCTCTGAGGGGTGCGCCGACGCTTCGCTTGGGTCAGATCAACGAACGCTTGGCGCCGATCGCGCTGACAGCCGAAGGATTGTCGACGCTGGGATTCAAGCATTCTGCGACTGACAAGGCCGCGAAGTTGTACCACGAAGGCGAGTTTGAGCTGATCTGTGCGGCGTTGATGCGCCACATTCAAGCGGCTCTTCACAAGCAAGCCGCCTAACCCTCCCGCGTCCACCCAGCATCAGATGAAGCCGTTCGGCGTGAATCTCTGAGTAAGTCTGGGCTGGACGCGCCCCGAGCAACACATCGTAGGCGCTCCTTCTGGACGGCTCCGAGATTGCGTGTGTTTTGGGCCGCCAGTTCGGGGCCGCTTTTTCCGCCCCGTACTGCGCGCAATGGGTGCGCGAAGAGGAAATTATGAGCCTTGAACTATCGATTCTCAGGCACACGATTGGTGCCGACAAATACGGAAAGCGTCGTGGCGATCGCAATTACTTCATTACAGGGCCGTGCACAACTGACTACCCGACGTGTGTCGAGCTCGTCGAGCGCGGGCTCATGAATCGCACGCCGGGCAACGAGATAACTGGCGGCAGTGACGTTTTTCGCTTGACCCGCGCCGGCATCGAGCACGTCCGCGCGACCGCCGAAATAGATCCGAATCGCTACTGGCTCTGTTTGGCGCCGTGGCGCGAAGAGTGGGAGACGGAGGCGTGGTTCACCGTAAGCGCGCAGACGCGCAGCAAGGCGCGATACGAGGCGTTTCGCTATCTCAGCGACGTGAGTGACCTAGACGGAAAAGACCTGATCCGCATCCGCGTCAAAGCTGTTCCGCGCTGTCGGAACGTGCCCGGCACCTTGACGGCAAATGAAGCCGATGACGATCTGCCGTTCTAGGCAAGCACCCCAACCCCATCCGCGCCTCGCGCGAAGCAATCGAACAAACCCTGAGGTAAATCATGACGACATTCGGCGAACGCCTGCGCGCTTCAATCGCGGCACACAAAATCAGCGAGGCTGAGTATTGCCGGCGAACGGAC